ACCCGAGGAGGAAACAACGGCTACGCTCTTAAAATAATCATTGTAAGGTGTACTCCATGGTGTAATAAGCCACCACCATTTATCCATATTTGGCAAATATTTCCTGTATTTTCTGTATTCATCCACGGTTAAGAGTGAAATCTTATCTCTACAAGTTCCATATTCAGTCTGCCCGTCCAATGCCAACAGGTTACGGTCAAATTCAACAACTGCATTTCCATCGAAAGGCGTATTAATTTTTTCTAAAAATGATGTGTTTAATTCTTCTCTTAAAGAACTTTCTTTCCAATTGCTGGAATCTGAATCAAAAATTCTTGTTTTACCATAAAAACTATTTAAAATTGCAAAATATCCATCCGGAAGCTTGTCCAGTATTATCCATTCCATACCGGAAATTTCAACCACTTCCCCGGGTTTCGGAGTGCCCATGTGTTTCTTTTTGTAATCCTCGAATTCCTCTGTAATTCTTTTTATTTCTGTCTCAAAATATTTCAAATCTTTTTTCATTTTTATTCCTCCACTTTAGATACAAAGAGATTAGATTTTAAGATACAAACTGGGCGAACACCGAGGCCACAGATGCAGTCATAGTCGCTGACGCTACCCGAGGAGGAAACAACGGCTACGCTCTTAAAATAATCATTGTAAGGTGTACTCCATGGTGTAATAAGCCACCACCATTTATCCATATTTGGCAAATATTTCCTGTATTTTCTGTATTCATCCACGGTTAAGAGTGAAATCTTATCTCTACAAGTTCCATATTCAGTCTGCCCGTCCAATGCCAACAGGTTACGGTCAAATTCAACAACTGCATTTCCATCGAAAGGCGTATTAATTTTTTCTAAAAATGATGTGTTTAATTCTTCTCTTAAAGAACTTTCTTTCCAATTGCTGGAATCTGAATCAAAAATTCTTGTTTTACCATAAAAACTATTTAAAATTGCAAAATATCCATCCGGAAGCTTGTCCAGTATTATCCATTCCATACCGGAAATTTCAACCACTTCCCCGGGTTTCGGAGTGCCCATGTGTTTCTTTTTGTAATCCTCGAATTCCTCTGTAATTCTTTTTATTTCTGTCTCAAAATATTTCAAATCTTTTTTCATTTTTATTCCTCCACTTTAGATACAAAGAGATTAGATTTTAAGATACAAACTGGGCGAACACCGAAGACACTGCAGCAGTTATAGTAGCAGACGCCACCCGAGGAGGAAACAACGGCAACGCTACTCCATCCGCGTTCTTTTGTTGACCAAGATGTACATGTCCAATACCAGTCATTAAGTTTTTTGTTCGGAGTTAATTCCGTATATTTTCTTGCTTCATCAAATGTAAGAGGTCTGATTTTACATTTCACCGAAACGCCTGTATTCTGACCGTCGACCGTAATAAGATCTGCTTCATGTGTTTCAATATTCTCCGCACCAAATTCCTCTTCAAAATTCGCTAAAATTTCCGTGTCACAAAGTTCTTTTAATTCAGACTCTAAATAATCTGCATTATCCCCGAATTTTACATTTTCTTTTACAAGGTCAAAAGAAACTATCTTGGTGGTATTTTCATACTGTTCCAACACTTTGTATTTTCTTTTACCTGTAGTTTGGAATACATCACCAGGGTTCAACTCTGATAATTTGATTTTCCCACTTTTCTCCTGCTTCTCTAAAAGTTCAACCCGTTCTTTTGCTTTCTTTAAAATTTCATTCATAACTATTATCCCTCCTAGTTTTCCTCATTCACTACAATACCGCCATGGATAATAACTCTCTTTCCGTCCGAATCATCAAAGTAAACTTCATTTTCGGATTCGGAAACATCGAACTTCCCAGACCAGGACTTGATTTTACCGCCGTTGTAATCGTAAACAGTTACGGTACGGTTCAAACCACCGTCAATATCACTGGACAGTGATTTTAATGATCTGCTACAGGAAGAACAACCACTAAACATTGTAATTGCTGTAATCCCTGTGATTAATACTGCTGTCTTAATACATTTATGCTTCATTTTGGCTCTCCTTTTACATTGTAAGTCGGATTATAATGAGTACCACATATGTAATAACATTTAAAAGAATAATTAAATTGGTTCGATTGTATTCATTTTTTCGAATAAAAGTTACTATCCATCCCAAAAGTGCTATTGAAAGCAAAATAATAAGCACAATTGTGGAAGTTTCCATCCTACATTTCCTCCTGGATCATAAATGACGGAATTTCTGTTTCCACTGGCTCTGCTGCCGGGACTGGTTCTTTTTCTGTTGTTTTTACGGTTTCGGCTACGGTTGGCTGCTTTGGCTTTTCTCCGATTGCTTCTGGCTGTGGAATGAATTCTTCTGTGTTTGCATTCTCACTAATTTCATAAGCAACGTCTTGTTCAATAATATCCTGTTTTGGAATATTCTCTGTGTTTTCGTCAGCTTCCTGTACAAAAGCATCACCGTGGCTATTGATGATCTGCTTTAATGCACGATTAATAACTGTCTTCTTTGCCATTTGATCGGTAAACTTCTGGTGTGTTCCATTGCCGTTTTCTTTGTACCCATAACCCTGTAACCAAGATTGTTTGATCTGCTTCATATTCATAACTTCCAAATGCTTTGTTCCATCTTCCATCAGCACTACTGCATATGCGCCAAGAATTTTATCATTATCAATATTCATAAAGTCCTGTTCGTGGGAATCAAGTACCTTGTTTCCATCTTCAATGTGGTATTTGAACTTATCTCCTTGGTAGATGATCTCGGCGTGAATATCTTTCATTCCGTATCTTCTGGCTATTGTAATGTTTCCGAAGTAAGACCTCTGGAACTGACACTGATTTCCGTAAGAAATAAAATATCCTTGCTTTTTCTGCACTGAAAGACCAAGTGTTGCCATGTTCATAAGACTGTTTGCAATGCTTGTGGATGTGCAAGATTCCAGAATTGGCTTATTATTTCTGTCTTTTGTTTCTTTCAGAATCAGATACGCCCCCATGAGCGCATTGCTTAGGTTGTAGTCTTTTGGGAACGAAAGACCATATTCGCATTTTTTTTCAAGCTGCTTAACCAATCCATCAATGAATGAGTTGTTGATTACAATTGCCGCCTGTTGTTCTCCTGTTGTTGCTAACTGTGTTTTTCCTGCCATTTTAATTCTCCTTTTTCTTTTTTATATTTTTCTCTTAGGTGCATACAAAGTGGGTCAAAATCAGTTTGTGATATGTTTTGCTATATTTTGTTCTATTCTGTAATATTGTCTCGTTTGTTATAGTGTCCTATTCTGATAAGAATTTAATCCACCGTGAATGCACCCAAGAGTTATGCTCAGTGACATATGAAACAGGATAAATGTTTTTTATGTACTGTATTGTTCTATCCTGTTCTTTCGATTAGTTCGGTTTGTTGTTTTCCGACTTTATTCGGATTCATATACCACCGATAGTTACCAAATTAAATGATAGTTACATTGTCCGGGTTGATGTGGTATCTTCCGTTTCCATTTGCTCTCTGTGTTCCGATTCCGATGTATTTTCCGCTGGTTTCAATCAGCTGTAATACTGTTTCGTATGGAAATACAATGTCCGGGCAAGATACCTCAATAGTGGTTCGCCAGTTATGAAATACGTTGCTACTGCAAAGAACCGGGCTTGCACTGATTCCAGAAGTCGGAACGATCTTATTTACTACCTCAACAGATTCAAAGTTTACCGGGCAAATAGAACCTTCGATTGAAAGAGAACGCTTGATATCTGTTCCTTTCTTTCCTGTGGAATCTTTGAAGAAAGTAATAAATGTTTCGGTGAATGATTTCTTGAATGCCTGTGTAAGAATGCAAGGTCTGTTGTTTGCCATGTAATCTTTCCACTCTTCCTCGGTGTAAAGTGAAATATCTTCATCGTGGAAATTGATCGGTTTTTCCCAGTGAATACCAGTAATTAATCCCTCCCAAACATTCTTTGGCTGATTATAAATAGCTGGCATTTTGAAGCCCTTGTCCTTTGACTGCTTGAAGCATTCAGCCTGTTCATAGTAACGGCTTCTTTTGTGAAGAATGAGGTCTGTGTCCCCAATTAACTCAACTCTTAATGTGGTTTCCTTTAAAGGTTCGATTGTGATGTTTTTTGCCATGTTGCTTTCCTCCTAAAATAAAATGATTTTTTATTGTTTTTTTGTTTGCACAAACATTCAAACGGACTAATCTGCAATAAATAATTAATGTTTATACTATGATATTCTGTCATGTTCTGTGATTTTATGTGGTGTTCTGTTCTGCAAAACTAATCCGCTTGAACCTTCATACAAACTTCCAAATGTACTTAGCTAGCAGTAGAATGTGCTATATTTTACTGTCGTGCGCTGTTCTCTATTGTGCGAAGATATAATTTTCTTAGCAGTGTTTCTACTGCCAACTAAATACACTTGGTGTTGAATACTCGATAGGTAACATGAAGTGTTCTGTAGCGTCTTGTTTTGTAATATAATGTGCTATCCAGTTCTATGCTCGCGACATTTTCATGCCACCTACCCAATATTCAATTTTTATTTGGATGAGCCGCTTTATAGGCAATATAAAAGTTAGGTGTAATTATCTATAATTAGATATATTTCGCTGTGATCTAATTTACCGCGTTATGTTTCGATATGCTTTCCTAGCGATTTATACCGCCTACAAAACAGCCCATCCGGTAAGTGTTGTGTCCTGTTGTATTCTGTTTCTTGCTGTTATTATCTGGCTTATTCTTTCCTATTCTGTTTTAAGTGTTCACAACACTTTTCACTCTGCATAAACAAGAATATTTTTGATATAATTTAATGTATTATGCTTTCCTATCCTGCTTTTATATGTTCTATCCTATTGTTCTGCTTATGCAGACTGATAAATGCTGTGGTTTCCTACGCTCATAAACCTGTATTGAGTTGAGGTATAGTGTTATGTTTTCTGTTGTTTTATATTCTAATAAAATGTTTTTTAATCCTTTCAATACAGGCATATCAACGTGGGAATTTCGCCGCTACTGCACTCATGTCCCTACAAGAATAAGGTGCAATATGTGCTATCGTGTTATGTTTTGTTTTGTTCTGTCCTGTTCTATCATGTGGCGTACTCCTACTCCTGTAGGCATATCAGCACAGTAGCGGCCTCAATATTTAATTAATCAATTCCCAAACTTCTTCGTATTCGGAAATATTCTGGTATTTCTGCTTCACTGCCAGAAGTTCATTTCGGCAACGTTCTAAAAGTGCTTCGTATTCATCTGGCTGTTTCAAAATAAGCTGTGTTGGCTTATATCCGCTTTTGCCATCTGTCTTGTAAAAGACTCGAATTGCTGTCGGCTTTGACTTGTTATCAATATCCTGTTCCACGATTTTTAACTGACAAACTATCTGTCTGGCTTCGTGGATTCTGTATTTTTCAGCTGCTATGGAATCATCCCATGTGAAGCACTTATGTAATTCTGTACTTTCGTCCCTTGCTTTCTCAAGAATCTGCTGTGGTGTAGCAGATTCCATCTGATCGCAAATTTCCATGATTTCAGAAGCACATTTTGTAGCATCCGCTTTGAAAAAATGTTTTCCCCATGTTGCTGTTAGCATTTTCCCCTCCTGTTTATCAAATTACTTTCAAATCTCCATCTGTCACTCTTAGCACAATCATCTGCCTGTCTAACATAGGGATTCTACTTTTGTCAATGCTCTCCGAATCATCAATCCAAATCGGCAGATTTAGCCCATTCATTTCCTGTAATCCATTCAGTAAATCAACCTCGCAAAGAATTTTGTCTGAATGATTCAATCCGCTGTTGTAGTCAATTCCATTGCAGATCATCTTGCAAGTCTCCACTGGGTTCCCATCAATTGTGTAATCAAGGAAACTGAACTGGAAATGCTTAAAGTATGGATTGATTTTCTCTGCCAGTGCCTTATTCTTCTGGATTGAGAAGTTAAGAACGGTGTCTATGTTCTTTTCAATATCGGCTTGCACCTGTCCAAGGTCTTTCAGTTCCTCATTCATTTCGGCTACTCGCTTTTCTTTCTCTGTGACTGCTGCCTGTGCAATCTTAATGTCTGCATCCACATTGGAAATCTGTTTCATGACATTGCTGATCTGCATTCTCAATTCCTGTTTCTTTCCAGGAACATCTTCAAATGATTTCAGTTTCTCTTCAAGTTCTGCAATTCTCGCTGTAACCGCAAGATATTCTTCGTCATTTGACATATCTACAGATTCTGGAAGCTCCGTAAATTTGGACTGTTCTTCTTCAATCTGTTTAGTAAGTTCAGCAACTTCATCCTGTGCTACGCCGATTTCTGACTGTAATTTGCTGATTTCCTCGTTAGTTTTCTTTAATTTTGCAGAAGCAGAATTTCCAAGATCACAAGTTCCTTTTAACTGGTTCTGCTTTGCTGATTCCCAATTTTTCTTTTTGGTTAATTCAGTTTCAATTCTGGCTTTCTTTTTTTCTTCAAATGAATATTTAAGTTTGGAAACTTGTTCTTCTGGCAGTTGCTGTCCACAAGTCGGGCAAACGGTATCAGAATCGCTGAATGCTTCGGATTCAATAGCTTTCAGTTCAGAATCATCCCACTCCATTTCTTTGATTCTTGGATAGTCCTGTCTGGCTCTATCCAAGTCAGCTTTTGCTTGTTGTGCTTCCCTTATGTGGTTATCCAGTTCCATTCCAATAATACGAATGCTTGATTCCTTTTCTGATTTTTTTAACCTAAGTTCGGAAACTGTATCAGAAATGAATTTTTGTCTGGCTCTTAACCATTCATTCGCTTTGCTAACCAGACCATCCCTGGAAGATTTCAAACCACAGATTTCATACGAAATACTGTCATAGCCCTTTGCTGAATCTTCAAGAATCTGTTCCTGTTCTTCCAGTTTGGAAAGGTCCGCATTAAGCTCCTGTTTTTTGGATTCCAGGGAAGAAGTATCTTCTGCTTCAACAGTCCGATTGGTTTCGTAAGCAATCTCTGTATTTTTTGCATCAACCTTTTTCTTCTGCACGTTCAGTTCTTTTCGCAGTTTTTTTAATGTATCCTCTACGGAATGCCCCTTTGTAATTTCTTCTACATGTGCATACTGTGGATTTTCTTCCATAAACTGCGCAATATCAAAACCAGACATTTTTTCCAAAACCTTCCTGGATTCTGCGGTTGACTTCTGCAATGTGTCCAGAAATGGTTTTGGATTACTGCACATCAGAAGCGTTGAAGGTTCTGCTATTGACTGAATGAACTCGGTATAATCCTTTGATTTAGCCGGGAATCCGTCAATTTCATAAGAAGTTTCATTTCCATCGAATACCTCTTCGGACTGTCCTCTCGGTTTTCTCCACTTCTGCTTTGTGATTTTGCGGATCACTTTTTCTTTCCCATCAATCGCAAGTGTAAGTTCTCTTACAACATCAACCTTTGGCACTTCCACACCATTTTCTTTTCTGCGAATAGAAGTAGGTTCTGTACCATTCGCCATCTTACCTGTCAGAACGTCCAAATATGCGTCCTGCAATGTGGATTTCCCTTCTCTGTTTCTGCCAGAAATCTCTGTTCTTGGAAACAAATCTACAGACTTACTCGGAAACTTCTTGTAATTCTCCAACGAAATCTTTTTTACTTCCACCTTCATGCTCGATTATCCTCCCTATTGATACCTCGTATGCAGTTCTAAGCTCTATTTCATCACCAGATAATTTTTTCCGATAAATTCGGCTCTGGATTCTTCCGATTATTTTTACGAAATCTCCAACCTTGAAATCAGCAGCTTCTCTGGCTTCTTTCCACCATGCTATACATGGGATATAATCTGTTCTTCGCAAGTCATATTCATTGCAAGCAATCATCAAATCACAGATTTCTTTTCCTATTGGTGTTTTGCGGTAAATAGGAGGCTTGCAAAGATAACCTTCCAGAATGATTTTGTTTTCACCTTCTGCACTCCCATCACCATCTCCACACCAGATTGTTTCTGCTTTGATTTCAAGAATCAAATGTAACTTTCCACTTTCATGTTTGTTTGAAGAACTGTATCTCCCTTCAACGTAGACGTGTTTTCCAATCTTTAAGCCTTCCGTCTGCTTTTCTTCAACAATTACCGGAAGCAAATCTACGTTCCCACTGGTACGCTTTGCACCAATATAAAATCTTGCGAATTTTTCTCCGTCCTTGAAAAACGTTCCTGGCTGAATATCCATTATTACGCCAAATATCTGAACTTCATTCTTATTATTCTTCATCCTCCAATTTCTCCATTTCTTTTACGGAAATCTCATATACACTTTCCGTTTCTTCCCCATTAACATAAACATCACGGCTCATTAACCTGCCAGTTACTTTAATGTAATCATTTCTTTTAACTTCTACCGCCAGATCAGCACCTTTTCCCCATAAATTGCAGCAAATAAAATCTGCTCTTTCCGAATGATCTCTTGGAATTGCTACGAAAAGATTTGAAACTTTCCTGTGCGTTACTGATGTAAGTTTTGCATATGGTTCTTTCGTGCAACTTCTGGCAATAAACTCTACTTCGTTTATATCGCCCTCTGGAACCTGTTCTTCCAGGATTTCCACCTCGTCAGCTGCGATATAATTAACATTGTGGTGATTATTTGGATTTTTAGAAGTGTCCATGCTTCTGATTGCTCCTGTTACCACAACTTCTTTTCCGTTATAATCATTGTCACGTACAATGGAATCTTCTATAACGATGGGAAACATATCCACTGCACCGCTTTTACGAATGACTGTTAGCATGAATTTGTAATAGTATCTTCCGTAATGTTCGTGGCTAAATACTATTTCCCCGGCTCTGCCGGATAATCTTACTTTATTTAATCTTTGCATTTACTTTTCCTCCATTTCTAATATAATAGGAAGAAACACCATTGAGAATAAGACTGTTGATACAAAGAACACCCCGATAGCATCAAATGATGTAAGCATCCATGTGATTGAGAAGATTACTGTAAACATCCCTATTCCTACAAATATTTCTCCTATTGTCTTTACCACCTCTTTCATTTTTTCCTCACTTTCTTCTGGATGTGGTTACTGCAAGTGCAGCTGCCAGAATAGCGATAATTACATTTCTTGCCATCAGCTTTTCTTCCAGATCAGCAATGATTTCACTGGAAAGTGGCTGATTTTCGCCATTTTTTTGCATAAAAAGTCCTCCTGTTATATTTTTGTTTGTCAAATACAGGAGGTTGTGTTATAATAATCCTGTATTTAACTAACTCATTCTTAGTTAGATACCGTCCTGGTTGGTGTGTCCGCACCTTCCAGGGCAACTTAATCTGTTTTTGTTTGTTCTTCTACATCAAGTCCAAGCATTCTAAATGCCATGTCCTTTGTGAAATTATAATCGTTCACGCTATTCGCCCAAGCTTCAAATGCCTTTAATCTTCCAACCAGAAGTGCATATTCCTCATTGGCATTCTCTGGAATATAATCTGTGCTCTTAGTTTCTCCCATGCTTAGTCCTGCCACTCAAAATGTGATCAAACATACTCACATCGAGATAATGCGGATTCTCACGAATACCGCTTACTGTTTCTTCGTGTATGTTTTTAAGTAACCGAAGTTATCTCTACTCACAGATCCTAAGTACACTCCACAGTCGTTAATTCCCGAAATAGCCTTCGGTACATACTTACGCTTGCGAGATCATGCAATTTCGTAAGTCTTAGCATCCCTCAGATTCAGTGCTGCATTGAAATCTCTGTCTTCAGTATAACCGCATACACATCTGTAGATCCTGTCCGAAAGTTTCAGATCTTTTTTGATACATCCACAACAATGACAGATCTTTGAAGATGGATACCACCTATCAACTACCCTCAGTTCGATTCCATATTCTGCACATTTTGCTTTCAGTTTCATCCGGAATTCATAGAATTTTTGTGACGCAACTGCTTTTGAGAGATTCCGGTTCTTCATCATCCCGGATACGTTCAGATCCTCAATCGTTATGTGAGACGGCTTGGTTTTCACAATCTCAGATATTGCCTTATTTATATGATCTGTACGGATATTTTCCATCCGGTGATAAAGTTTCTGTACCTTGAGCTTTTGTTTTCGTATATTTGCTCTTTGAGTGAACTCTCCTTTCTTTAAATTTTCAGATTTGCGGGAAAGCTTTCGCTGTCCCCGTCTTAATTGTTTCTCAAGTTTTCTGATCTGTGCGGTTTTATTGATATTTCTGTATATAGTTCCATTCGACACAATAGCCAGATCCTTAATCCCCAGATCGATCCCGATCCCATCACTGAAATTTTTACCCACTTCCGGTGCTGGTACTTCGATAAGCGCAGAAACATAATATCTTCCTGCTTTCATAGAAACTGCTCCACTTCGGATCACATATCCATCCTTAGATGTCGGGAGATACCCTTTTTCTTTCAGCCTTACCCATCCAAGTGTAGGAATCTTGATCCTGTGCCTTTCGCAAAAACAGTCTTTTGGATTATTCCTTACAAAATACATTTTCACATCAGATCTTCCTTTTTTCTTATATCTTGGAAAACCGCTCTGATGATGAAAAAATCTTAAAAACGCTGTGCATGCATTTTCGATCGCATTCTTTACTGATTTGGAACTGACCTTTCTGATCCATGAATATTCTGGATGATTCGGAAGATACTCATTATTCAGCCATACACTGAACGCCTTGCCACTCATAAATCTTTTGCCGGCATCATAACGTTCTTTATTATGAAACAGGTAAAAATTATAAATATATCTGCATGTGCCGATTGTCTTATGTATTTTGGTCTTCTGCTCTTTGGTAGGGTCGATCTCTGTCTTGAAACTCTTCAGCAATCTACTTGTCCTTCTGACCGAATAATAACGAAAGCCCAGCTGCTCCAATTAACATTCCTACTAAACCAGGATCTTTCATAGCTTCAATAAACCGCTTGTCAAGTTCTTCCTCGTTCATAAGGCCATGCTCAAATGAATGTCTAAGCTGTTCTTTTATTTCTTTCTCTTCTCCACCATTTTTTACGAACATCTCTTTAATTTCGTGGGTAATAACTGCATACTCTGAAAGAATATCAACCCCTTTACCAGAAATGTTAATTAATCCGTTTTCAAATTTAATCATTGTTTTTCCTCCCTATTTTCTTTTATTCTCTCCATCTGAATGGTATAATGTGTTCAGAAAGGAGGTATGTTAAAATGTTTCTCAAATTAAAAGTTTCCTGTACTTGTCATTGCGATTACTATATAAGTGAAAGAATAAGTACAGACAAGGTTGTGTGCCCAAATTGCGGAAAGGAACATCCTTATTCTCATAAAATAATTTCAATGCTTCATGCCGCAAATGAGATTGATGATGGTAATGTTCCCGGAGTAGAAACCATAAAAACTTCCGTTATTTCTGAATGGGAAGATGTGACTGAGCGTCAATAACAATCTTCATGTACTCTAAAAAGCCTTTCGCTTCAGTAGCGGACAGACCGCATTCGGCAATTTCATTTTTCACTTTTTCTACAAGGTCGCTTGCCTTCTGTCCGTTTTTGCGGCGATATAACTGATATATTTTGGAATCATAATCGGATAACCTTTCAGAAACGTAATCATCTGCTAACATCTTACGTCCACCTCCTTAACTTGCTATTTCATTCCCAAGAAACTTGTTAATAAAATACAGTTGGCCTTTTCCAGTAACTTTTGTGGTTCTCGTTACTCTGACACTTCCGTCTGGATTCTGAACACTGGATTCCTTAACTTCAAATAGCCCTTGTTCAATGTATCTCTGCATTGGCATATTGTAGCTTGCACCAGACTTCATCAGATATCCATTTTCTCGCATCCACTGGAATAATCTCTTCTGTCCTGTCTGGACACCGTTCTGACAAATCAACTTTGCGAGGTCTCCAATAAGGATTGAAGTGTGGATGGTTGACACTGCATCGGCAAAAATTGTCTTTGGTCTGTCGGCTTCGATTTTTGCTTTCTGCTGTTCAATGATCTGGTTCTTATGTTCAATAGTCTTTTGTGCTACCAGAATAGCTTTAGCCATCAATTCTGAATCAGACAAATTTTCCTGCCCCATGATATAACCGCCGTTATGGTGGATTGCTGGAAGAACTTCATCAAATACCCAACGTTCAAATCTTTCTGCTGATGAAAGTTTGCTTCGGATGATTAACCGGTAGATATCGCCCTCTGGGATAAGCACCATTTCGCTCATATTTCCTTGTTTTGTAGCTATGCCCCGTTTTAGGGTATACCTGCAATGTGTTGATACAGCGTTATTAGGCTTAGCATATCCAAGGGCTTTCGCAACATCAGTTCCAACAAAGTACGGTTTCCCATCAATTTCTACTGTTCGAATATCTCCGAACTCTGTCGAATTAAAAATTTGTAATTCGTTCATTAGTCTCCTTTCTTGTTTAAAATAAGAATCTTCCTGCTAAGAATATTCCACAAAAAATTCCGATAATTATAAAAATTATGTCAACTATGGAATATCTATTCTTTAACACTTCATATTTAAGCCTTTTGATTTTAACTATTTCCTTTCTGTGATATAATCTCCTTTAGGAATGTGCAATCTCTTTTACATAGAGCACATCTACTGGGTTAAATTTCAAGCAATATTGCTTTCCGTCGTCATCCCATTCCAAACGTATCAGTTGATCTCTAATATCTGGTTTCACAATATCATCCGGGAACACACACGGAATTTCGATTGTTTCCCCATTTTTAAATTTGATAATTGTCATCTTCTCCTTATAATCTCTCCTTTCTTGTGTTATACTCAATATAAGAGTGGAGGTGATGATTATTGGTATTTAATGGTTTCTGCGATAAGCAGAACAAAAATTATTCCATTGAAGCTTCTCTCATTAATACTGGATCATTGGATGATTTGACGCCTAATTACACAATAGGTCGAATTAAGTGTAATTATGCAAGCAAAACTGGATGTTGTTCAAATCCGAAACAATGTTCCATTTTAAAAGCTTCAAAATAATTCTGTTTGGCTCTCTGAAATATGAGAGCCTATTCTGCTTGAAATTTCAGCATCCTTGGTGAGCCTTTAAACTTGATTCCCTCAATTTCCCCGATACCTTTCTGGTTCACCTGCAACATCTGCAAGTCCGTGGATAAATTTAAAGCATTCAGATCAATGGAAAGAATAGGAACGCAATCACCAATTCCCTGTTTTAACTCAAAACTTCTTACTCCCTCAAGTTTATGACCGTCAATCAGAATTTCGGTATAAATTCCTTTTTCTCCTTCTACCTGTCTGATTTCAACTTTTGATGTTTTCATCGTCCCTCCATTAAGAACTCTCTCTTTTACTTGAATCAGCAATTTCCTTATCTCGCAATGCTGACAGATAAACGATTGCCATGTTCTTGTTTTCTTCTGATAATGTAGCAAAAATATCAGCAATACGCTTTCCATCCTCTACATCGTTTCTTTCAAACATTTTCATATATTCACTTCCTTTCTTTTTGTACTTTGTACAATCATAATATATCACTAAGTACATTCTATGTCAAGCATAAATTTGTACTTTGTACATTTTTATATTGATTTTAACTTTCTTTTGGTGTACAATAAGGATGTGAAAAGGAGGTGATTCTAATTGAAAGAACGTTTAAAAGAATTACGAAAAATATTAGGTTTTAAAACTCAAAAGGATTTTTCGGATGATTTAGGAATACCATTTTCTAACGTATCAAGTTATGAAGCTGGCAGGCGTACTCCATCAGATGGAGTAATCGCACTTATTTGTCAAAAATATGGGGTTGATGAAAAATGGCTTCGTACTGGTGAAGGAGATCCGCAAAAAAAAGAAGATATAGAATTCAGTAATATATGCGCTTCTATATCTACTGACGATATAAAAGCGAAAGAGGCAATAATGAAATATTATCAGCTTTCCAGAGAGGATAAAGAACTTTTTTGGAAATTTATGGAACGTTTTGTAAAATAAAATGAGGCAGGAGATTAACTCTCCTGCCCTTTTTCCTTTTGATATAATTTTTTCGCAAACGCATGAATCATCGCAATAAAAGTTATGTTGTGCATTTTTTCAATAATCTCAATAATTTCTTTCTTGTAATCCACGTAAATCCCTCCCAATATTCCAAACATTTGTTCCTGCTTATTAAATTATATCATGTTTTCGCAACCATATAATGGGACGGAATCATCTCCACTTAAATCCTTCCTAGCAAGTTGCTTTTCCTCGATATTATTGCAAATTATGATTTTTTCAGTATAGATATTGTGATTTTGGTACTTTTCATTCGTTATATATGTAGATAGAAATAAAGGGGCTGAGCTTCTGGAATCGAGGGATTTTTTGTGCTCATTTGGATTGCTTTTGATTTCCGTCACCATTTTTGCGATAGTTTTAACCCTCCCAAAGATAATACTACGCTCTGGGCTGGAATACATATGAATCCCAATAAGCACATGCACAAACATCAATATTAAGATAATCGTTATCTTCTTACATCTTTCCATTATCCAGCCTCTTTACACTATCTTTCTTATGTGGTACGATAATATTGTATCAAAAAATATACAATTACACAGGAAATGGCGAAATCAGCACATGCAGCGACGAATTTCGCACAAAAAGGGATGATTTTTTTGAGGATTGCAATATGTGATGACAACGAATTACAAATTGAGATTTTTAAAACCAGAATGGACGGTTTTCTTCGTAGAAATGGGGACAGTGGATGCACGATCACGGCATATACCACCGGGAAACCTCTTATTGATGATGTAAATGACGGCGTATGGTACGACATAATTGTGCTGGATATTATATTGAAAAATGAAAATGGGATTGATGTTGCCCGGCATCTTAGAAAGAATGGATATGTGGGGAATATCACCTTTTGGACAGCCCACAAGGAATATGTGTTTGATGCTCTGGATATCCTTCCTGTTCACTATATCATAAAAGGCTCGGAAGATGGAAGAATGTATGGTGTAGTCAACAGGGAACTGGAAAATATCCATGATAAAACGCTGACTGTAAAGAACAAGGATTATTTCCACAGGGTTGATTTCTGCCATATTGAATATATTGAAAGTCGCAATAAATACATCACTATCCATTGTACCTGTGGTATCACTCATATGCAGAGAGGGAAACTTTCGGACGTTGAAAAGCAACTGGACAGACGGTTTTTACGCTGCCACCAAAGCTACATTGTCAACATGGATGAAGTCTGGGAACTTCGTGCTGATTTCAGAATGGTATCTGGAGATGTGGTTCCGATTAGGAGAAAAGACCTTTCGGCGATCAGAAAACTTTATGAAGGCTATATTGCATTTAAGTAGCTCCCGGGAAAACCCCGGGAGTGTTTTTGTTATTTAAGAAGTTTGTTTACTGCATTCTGCACTTCTGTGTAATTGTAGCCAGCAGCTTCCAGGCGGTCTTTTCTGTCCTGTCCATTCCCCCATTCGCCATTGATTACCTCTTTTGCAACCTGGACTACACTTTTCTTTGCAGTCACAGAATACACGGCTTTTCCATTCCAGTCAAAAACAGAATAACCGGCTTTGCAAGCTTTCTTCGCATTTTCCAGGGACTTATAAGCCCCGATCTGGCTCTTGGAATCCTTCCAGGTCTTGCGGACACGGTAATACTTGTCAATCTTTACTGTCGGCTTTGTGGTTGGAACTGTCACGGTTTCACTGGAAATAAGCTTCTTAAATCTATTCCAGTCTCCCTTTCCACGGATAACGGAAGGGCAATTCTTAGCACACACATCGTAGTGCTGCACTACTCGGCTTGCCGGAATGCCGTATTTCTTCATCAGTTGCTTGCACACATCTACTGTATTCTGGAAAGCCTTTTCGTAGTTGTAGCCATCATTCATACACATTTCAATTCCAATCGAATTACGGTTGTTCACTATCCCGAACAGTTTGCCACCATAATTTACTCCAACATGCCATGCTCCACGATTATACGGCAAGGCTTGGTATGCTGACTTATCGTCAACGAATACATGGGCGGAATAGCCATGAAAATTGCCGTTATGCTGTGCAGTGGCGTGTGCTTTGGCATCTGCTGTAGCTGCGGTATTATCCGTATTGTGGATGACAATATACAGAGGTGTCTGTCCGGCGTAGCTGTTGTTGTTGCTGATTAATGAGGTATTAATATTCATGTGTGGTCTCCTTTCATTATTGAGATTAAAAAGTGCATAATAAAAAGCACCCCAAATGGGATGCTCTTTAACATATCCGTCTATTGTGCCATCTGTGCAATCAATGCGCTAAATGGTAATCAAGTCAACTACGGCATTTATTTTGGCGATTTAAACGAAATTCCTTTTATAAAAGCTAATATGCAAATATTCCATAGAAGTCAGTCGAATTGTAAAAATGCTCCTGTTCAAGAGTTCGGTATTGTTCGAACCATGTATATTGATTCAATTGAGTATGCAATACAAGAATTTTTATCACTTCTTACCGGAAAATTATTTGTCAGAACTAAAAGCAACAATATTTGGTATGAGTGGAAAGAAAAATAATCATTTTATCCAATTCTTTTACAAGAAACCCAAACACCACTTGATTTGTATGCTAAGGTAATCTGTGTTGAATTAGCACAAAGTAAACAAGCATCAGTCCCTCCACTACTTGGTAAAAATATTCCAAAAGACCATGATGGAATTTTTTCACCTGTACTACCAACATCAATTCCGGTTCCACCTATCGATATTAATTTTGCTTCATTCCCATCAGGCAATTGTGTAATGTTTTCTGTCTTTCGTGATAATGTATTACCATTTAGTGCATTAATTGCCCCGATGATTGTCTTGTTATTAGTCTCCAATTTCGAGATAACAGCCGTTGCCATTTTATCAACTACATAATCCCAAAACTTGCTCATTAGTCCACGTTTATTCGCTCTCGCAGTTGCGTCATACAACATTACTTCGTCATTATCCGCTAACGTATTTTTTGATGTGTATTCAGTCCATTTTGGCATGTTGTTGCCCTCCTTTAATTATTGGTTTTGATGTTTGATCTACTAAAAAAGAGGATGATTTCTCACCCTCTTTATACCGATTTGCTTAAAATTTTTTTGATTTCTGCAAGTTCTTCTTTAATGCTTTTTAATTCCGATTTTAATTCTTCATTTTCGGATTTGAGTTCATTGATTTTCTCGTGATTGAATTTTATCATGGCGAACATGGATGGGATCATAATTCTGTAGTTCCAATCCTCTGGCTTTCCATCTGGCAAATGGTTTACTGCAATTGGAAAACGCCTTTCCATGTCCTCTGCAAGGAACATTGGCATTAACTTATCGTATCTGCTGTCGTTTTTATCAAGATATCCTTCTTTATACTTCGCCCAAACAACCTTTGTCCTATAGAGTTCTTCCAGCTCTTCTTCTTTAACTGTTGTCCGAATTGACTTATAACGCCAAGAAGATGATGGGACTTTAATAACCATTCCATCTGAATTAATACCCAAGTGTGTTCCGTCTGTAATATTTCCCATATTTTCAAGACAGAAAAAATTCGTAGCATCACCGAAACCGCTTAGTGGATTTCTGATTTTTATGCCGCCATCAATTACAAATCCGCTTCCATTTGCTTTTAGATCAACGCCATTTATGGTTACCATGTTGTTTTTTGCATCAAGTACAATGGCTCCATTTGCAGAGGTTAATTTTCCATTTGTTTTATCAATCTGCCAGTTTCCAATTTCCCCAGTTAGTGACTTTACGCTTCCAGAAAATTCACCTTGGTTAAAATGAACACCTGTATTGTCAATATATCCAACCTGTGCACCACTTGCATCCAGAATGGAAAGCAATCCGTTCCCGTTATTTGAACCGCCAAGCTTCAATGTGCCGCCATGTGCATATGTGAATGAAAAATACAATTCTCCATTTTCCATGTACATGCCCTTTATTGCACCATTGTTTGTAAGCATATTGAACACTTGCTCATTTGTGTAAGCGTATTCAAGTTTTGGAATATAAATATAAGTATCATATTTTACGCTAGAGCCAACTGATGATGTCAAGATTCTCAAACTGTTTAAACTATCATTTGGTAAGCTAGATAAAGTTGTTGTTACTTGCAGTCTTTGCCATTCAGTTGTAGTTTTAGCATTTAATATTGTTTTACTTCCAAGATACACATATACTTGTGTTGCAACACTAGTTTTTATCCAAAACGAAAAAGTATAATTTCCAGTAACTTTTATTGGCTTATAATTTTTCGTTCCAAATTGTGCTCCAGTTCCGTTTATTTTTATTGCATTTTTACCGCCATCTACATCCTGGACTCCATACTCATATGTATATGCATTTTGTGTAGACCAATAATCTTTAACGTTTTGTTCTGTTAGATAATACCCTTTGATTATATTGTCCGATGTAATATCTTGGACTTGTTTTATAGCTTCTTCCTGTGCTATATCAGTAACGCTTTTATCTCCTAATGTAAACTGTGAAGCTGCTATTGTTACTGCACCAGTGGTTTTGTCAATGGAAAAAGTGGTTTTTCCATTTCCATCAACAACCCTAATTCCTTTGGCTTGCACGTATTCACCATTTACATAGACATTTCCATTTTCATCCAAGTAAATCCCCTGTGCCTTGCCGCCATTGGTAAGTTTGTTGAAAATATCGGCTTGTGTCTGTCCAGAAACTGCGGTGCTGGCAGAAGAATCTGCAATTTCCTTTACTGTTTTGCCTTGTAAGGAAAAAGTTTTTGGAGCTAGGATGACGTTTCCTTTGCTGTCGATTTCTAAGGTTACGTTCTTGTCATCATTAATGACTTTTAGCCCACGACCATTAATTCTCTCACCGGCAAGCAATCCAGCCAGAATATATTTTGCATTGATATATACTTTTCCGTCCTCGATGTAGATTCCCTGTTCTGTCCCGCCTTTTGTGAGTTTATTGAACACTTCATCCTGTCCAAGACTGGTATCGTAATTATCAATTGCATTTTTGATATCGTCTTTGTCTGCGTACTTGAAGTCAATCCAATCGGATGCAGTAAAGTCACCATTAATACGATTTACAAAAGAAGTTTTGAGAGAAGCCTTTCCTTCACTATTGGTCGTTACCCACAAGTCACCTTCGTAATATGGTGGTGTTGGCTGAATCATGTAAACAGATGATTTACCGTCTATCTTGTCCAACAATTCATTTGGTATGGACTGTGGTTGCCAGATGCCAGATTTGTATATCCATTGTGTGTTATCAGAAGTATTGTGCCAAAGGTCGCCTTCATGCTCTGCTTTCTCAGATTCCCATACTAAGACAATTTCATTCCCGGATTTATCCAGAATCTTGTTTCCGTCAATATCACACCACGGTAATTCCTCTGTTTTTGTCCATTTAAGAGAAGGGTCATTTGGCTGATACCAAGTCTCAATTTTCCCGTCTATCTGCGTCTTTAAAGAATTAAGTGAATCTTTAAAAACACCATTGATAAATAAATCTAAAGAACTATCATCTGTGTATTTTGAAGCTTTTTCCCAATCGGAAGAATCATAAGAACCGCTTGCTCTGGCAACCCTACATCTCATCAAATCACCATTAGAGCCTTGCGCCCATAAGTCTCCAATATCGTAAGACGGCTCTGGATGAACGACGAATACTCTGCGCTTATGATCTGCTGTGTCCTGTGCTTTTTCTGCGGCGGCAAGTGCTAACGTGATATCGGTATCTTGTACCAATTGCCACTTCCATGTTGCCCCATCTTGCATAAAGCGGTATGCATATCCCTTGGATTTCCAGTAAAACAAGTCACCCTCATGTTTCTTTCGTTCTTCGTTTGTAGTCCATCCAGAAGCCGGGATATTCTGTAAGGTTGGTTCATAATCATAAAAAAAAGTCTCAATCTGTCCATCGATTTGAGACTGTAAATTATTAATATCAGTTGTGTATGTATTGCTGATAAAATTATTAACTTCTGTTTCTGCTTTTTCCTTTGCAATCGCATTAACATCTTTTCCCTTGATTTGTACGCTATCGGCGTTGATTACCACTCGGCCTGTGATAATATCCACCATAAATGTTGTGTTTCCATCTTTATCAATTGCCTTAATGGTTCCCGTATTAATCCAGTCAGCATTAACACCTGTAGCCGTAAGGATTCTGGCAATCACATCACCATCGACAGTCATACCGCCATTCCAATGTTGTCCACCATCTGTAGATACTGCCCATGCTTCTGCGGTCATTTTCCAAACAATATCAGAATCGGATAACTGTGGCTTGTTGTGAAGATAATAAATATTGCTTCCGTCCGGCTGTTGCTCTACGGTAGTATATACGCCAGAGGATTCCGCTAAACGATTAGACAACTCCTCTATAGCTTTTTCTCTGGCGGTACGTTCATCTCTTAAATTCTTTTTGTTTTCTGCCTGTACTTGTTGATTAAGGCTGTATTGTTTCTGCTTATTCCTAGATACACTCTTAGCACTGCATTCAAGTTGCTCAAATGTGCCTGGATTCAAAGCAACAGAAGTTAGGAAGCTCTTGTACTGTTTCCCATTTCTGTCGGAAATCTCAATGGTGTCACCAGCTTCCCATGCAATATTGGTCAATGCGCCTGTGGTAAACGGTCTGAATTTCAGCCCCACGCACCTGTCTGCGATAATTTGACAGATTTTCTCGCCAGAGCCTTCTTGAATTAGCTTATTATCACTAATTTCGATAACATAGCCAGATTCCCCCGACTGATATGTTTTCGCTTCATTTTGAGAAGAATTTTCAACGTATTCTGTAACTTTTACACCTGTTATTTCGATATCGTACAGCCATGGTGTGAATTCATTCGTATCTATAGCTGTAATGCCCTTTTGCATAATAGTGATAATCTGTGCGCCTTTTGTGTCAAGAATGTCGTTCCCATCAGTATCTTTCCATGGCGTTTCAACCAAATTGTAAAATTTATCCGGTACTTCACGCTCATACCATCCAAGGCAAAGCCTTCCGTATTCGTCACTTTTCGCCCACTGACAGCCCATCTGTGCTATCCATGCAATTACCTGTCTGAAGGTAATACTGCTATCATCTGGTCGATTCTGAATTACGAAATCATCATTATCAAACCTTGTAGATTGTAATGTAACGCCGCAGACCTCGCAAGCATCCTGTATGATCTGTAATCTAGTTGCCGGATAAGACAACTTACTATCTGAATAATCACGATCAAATAATCGCATGGAATCTTCGCAAGCCAAACTGATTATCGCTGTGTTTTGATATGGCGCATCTGTTACTGTCATGGTACAGATACGGATTTTTTCAATGCCAGTAGATAATTCAAGCCCAATATAGCAAACAACTCTCGCTCCGTCCCAGATGTAGTCTGTGTATTTGCCAGAAAAGTTGTTGATCTGCAATGTCAGCTTATTTACGATAGCTGCGCCGATATCAAAAGAACCGCTTTGCGATACTGCATCCTCAAATTTAAAGCCATTAGACCATAAATCTTTGTCGGTAATGGATAATGTACTTCCGTCTGTGAAGGTAAAATCTGCATATTTCAGATAGTTACGGTTCCCACTATTCTGTTGTTCTTTAAATTCCGTTGATAAATTTCGCATATCTTACCTCTCGATAAAATCAAAACTAAGTCCTTCCATGCGCTCATTTCCTATCCACCAGCACTTAAAAGGGGATTCCCTGTCACCAACATAGAATGTTCTGGTTTCGTGCTTATTCGCAGACAGCAAGTCTGGATATGTGACCTGTATGTACTCTGGGTTTACCGCCTGTATAATTTTGCAAGCAGTGTCCCAATCTGGGCCATTCCAACCTACAGACAGTTTCCGTTTCTGTCCAACTCTGTTTTTATGCATGGTCGTATCGTCTGTTCTGCCGGATTCTGATGCCGATATATCCTGTAATCCCCATGTAAAAGAAGAAGGACAGGGCATTGCTACCCCATCCACTTTTAAAAATGCTTCTGCCATATGCTAACCCTCATGTATTTTTACGCACGAAAAAAGCGCATACCCCGAAAGGTAAACGCTTTAAAAATTGCTTATTATGATTTTATAGTATAACATACGGTGAAAGTATCATTCAGTATACTTCGGTATCATTTAAAATTCTTTTCTTTCTCAAAAAGAGTGTGTGCAAATGCATGAATCATTGCAATAAAAGTTATATTGTGCATTTTTTCTACTATCTCAATAAGTTCCTCTTTGTAATTCATTCCACAATTCCTCCTAACACTCTAATCAACTTCTGTTTGCGGTTATACTTCAAAATCTCGGAAATCTGCCCCATCATATCATCCATTGTCATGTTGCTCTTCATGCTGTTGCAACGCTTACACGCCAGTTGCAGATTCTTAATATCATTGGTGCCGCCTCGAGACAACGGCATAATGTGGTCGATTGTCATTTTCTTAAATTTGACTGGCTTACCGCATATCGCACATTTTCCGTTGCACTTGGCGTACACACTCTTTTTCTGAAAGTCATTGAACTGGATTCTATTTGCCATACGATCACGCTTTCTGCTCCATAGATTCAAGAGCCTTAAATTTCTGTCTTGCTTTATTGGCATAATCGCTCAAAATCAACAGTTTCATTGTCATAAATTGCTTGTTATATGCAAAGAAAAAGCTTTTCTTTTCGTCCATCTCTTCTGTGCTGTTAAATCCATACTGTTCCATGAAATCATCCACAAGAAACTTGATTTTATCAATAGTGTCCTCTACTTCGAACATTGTGTCTTCTCTATCCATATTTTCTGTCATTTTATTTTCCTCCTGTGTATCCCTGTAAAAATCTAATTATGCGATTTCTACTCTGTATGCAATCATCATTTCTTTAATCACGCTAACGTAAATATCTTTCAGCCGCTTATTCTGCATAATCACGGACAGTTTGTTAATCTGGTTGGTCTGTGCCTTGGTGCATCCTCTTTCCTCGGCTCTGGAAATCGCATTTCTAAGTTGCTGATCTAATCGGCAACCAGCCCTGTCTGATAATCTGCGGTAGCTTTCGTTTCTGGCGGCGGCATATTTATTCCCGAATGAGTAAGAGAAATCATCGCTCTCGGCAATCTTTGAAATACATCTGTTTACCCACTTCTCTGTGCCAACATCGGAATCCGTCCCCTTGAAAGTATCAATGATGGTTTTCATGTTCTTCTCTTGTTGGTCGGCACGTTCCGCAAGTTTCTTCTGTTCCAGTTCTGTTTTGGCTACCTGTTGAAAAATCTGATTGAACATTTGCAGTTCGGGGGACAGTTGATTAATGTTGATTGCTGTTTGCTTGTATTTCTCTTCCACTTGGATGAAATACTTGCGAACCTGTTTCCCTTTGTCGTTGCGTTCAAGCATTGCCATTTCTTTGGCGGTGTCGAGTTTGATGGTATAGTCAATCATAGTAGCGTTGTTGGCTTCCATTTTTTTGTGGAAGCGGTCAAAATCTTCGTTTTCTACAGCGTCACATTCAGAAAGTCTCTTTTTAACCCATGTGGAAAAATCCTGTTTACTCTCTAATACTCTATGTAAATCTCTACCGTTTACAACTTTAACTCCCTTATCTGTTTCGTACACAGGAACTAATTCATTTTCGATAACTTTTAAATCTACCATATAAAAAAATCTCCTTTTAGATATTGAATTACCGCAAAGGAAATGGTATGATAGATTTATCAAATCCTTTGCGGTTTGGGTGTTTAGTAGTTGCAAACTTTGGTCGGGGCGCAGCTACTATTTTTTTGTCAACTTATCGTGTAAATCATTAACCATTTCTTCAAGCAAATCTGTTTGTGTTTTCTTTGTAATTTCAGAACATTCTTGAAATTTTTTTACGGTAGTTTCCGTTGCTCTCAAAGCAATTCGCTTATTTCTCGGTTCATTTCCAACGATAGGTCTTCCAGTTCTCGGCGACATGTTCATCACTTCCCTTCCGCCTATACATAGTATATATTATGGCTAGCCATAAGTCAACCATTATTTTAACTTTTTTTCAAATTTCCTATTCCACTATCCGTTTTGGAATGGTAAAATATGTGTATCACATTAAAGAGGGGGATTTTACATGAAAAGAAAATTTTTTATGATTTTGGCTTTAACATCCATTTTTTCAAGTGTTACGCCTGTGTTCGCTAAAACAGATAAAGAAATTCTTTTTAGGGATATTCCATGGGGAACTTCTTTCTCAGATACAAAGGATTTGTTTCCAGATCAGTGTCTTTATGGCATACAATTAGATGGGATAAATGCAATGAGTACAAAAGAAATATTAACTGGTATGTCTGACGATTCCAATGTTTATGATGGTAAAATTTGCCTTTATGCTCAGCCATTAGATATAGCAGATGTAGATGTAGCTGGATATTCTACTCCTTACTTGAATTTTTACTATTCTTATAGCATTAATGAAAATAAAATAGATTTTGATGATAGTAACACTTTGCTATATGGTGCACAATATGAATTTGAACCGCAAGATATAGACTCTATGTATTCTGATTTACTTGAAAAACTTTCATCTGTCTATGGTAATCCTGATAAAACAGAGAGCGATACTACTCAATGGGGAATAAAAAATATTTATACATGGTGGTATGGTGCTAACAATACTTCTTTAGTTCTTCGGGCATCTGATTTATCAGATTATGATGATGATTTAGAAAATAACAAAATATATATTTCTTATGCCTGGCAAAAAGGAGATGAATTATTAAAAACTGCCGATGATACATTATCTCAAATGCAAATGGATAGTGAATCTGAAGTTTATGGAAATGGCATAACAAACGGATTATAAAAGGCTAGAGATTTCTCCCTAGCCTAATTTTTCTTTTACCATTCTGGTGCTGGCATATCACGAACATCGTATGACATATTTACGTATACTTCATAACGATCTGGAATTATTGTATTATAATTTAAATCAGTTGGAAAATATGATTGTAAGTAATCAACGCTTCCTTTTCTTTGAACATTAGCAAACAAACCATCGTCACATCCAATTATTCTATTATTTTTATAGTATACAACTGCCATATGGGTTCCACGATTGTTTTTTCCGTTATTCTTAACTGTTAAAACAACACCCTCTGTTCCTAAATTTGATGTATACGTAATATTCTTTGCATTAAAATCAAAATATGATACATTTTCTGTTTTTAAATTAATTTTTACAGAATCCCATTGACTTCCATAATTTGTCATTAATGTAGCATATTTCATCCCTGGCTCAATTACACACGTATCATACTGATTGCTTACTGAAACTATTTGTCCATTCAAACAAAAAGCACAGCTAATATCAACAGAAACCGCATAATTGTAATTATTTTTAAGAATTATAACTTCTCCCCTTGGCGTTGCTTCTGCGTGATACGTTACATTGTTTTTGGAGGCATTCGTATTTCCGCTAAATCCACCATTAGAAGCCTTTTTCACAGTAACCTTACAGGTGAATTTCTTTCCAAGAATGGTTGCTGTAATATTGGCGGTTCCTGCCTTTTTCGCAGTAATTTTTCCATTTTTTACGGTCGCAACACTTTTCTTTGAGGATTTCCATTTTACAGTCTGCTTAGTCCCTTTTACTTTTATGGTACTTGTCTTTCCAACTTTTAAAGTAAGGCTTTTCTTGCTAAGTTTTGGAGATTCCACAGTTACTTTGCAACTATACTTCTTTTTGCCCACTTTTGCAGTAATTGTAGCAGAACCCGATTTCTTGGCTGTTACTTTCCCAGAACCACTTACCGTTGCCACAGATTTCTTGCTGGAAGTCCATTTTGTCTTTCCTTTTGTTCCAGACAATTTCAGTTGCAAGGTTTGTCCAGTAAGTAACGTTGCCTTGCTCTTGCTAATCTTCCCTGCCGCAGATACTGGAACTGCCATACAGACAATCAATAGCATGACTGCCAAAACTGATAGTAACTTTTTCGCTTTCTTCATACATACGTACCTCCCAATATTTGATACCCATATTGTACCACCTTGGGACGTATTCTGGAAGTCCTATTTCGCTTTTCTATCAATTTCCGCAGTCACAGCAATCAAAAGAGCTTCGGCAAATTTCGCACCGAAAGAATCAGCGTATTTATCGTGAATCCGGCTTGCTTCCACGGTGAGATTTTCCCACTGTGGAATATCGTCCTTTGAGATAAAGGCATACTTCTTGTGGAGGTTCCATATTTCCTGCCAGATGGAAAAGTAAGTCTGCTTGAAATCCATCAATACCACTTCTCCTTCAGCTGATTAATTGGTGTTCCGGCAACTCCGGCACTTTCTCCCCGAAATTATCCTTTGCTGTGCCATATTTGTAAAAACTCATCTCAGCCCGATTTTGGCGCAATTTATCAAAACGGTCTGAATATTCTGTTGGAAGTTCTGTTCCTATTTTGCTCATATGTTTTAATTCTCCACAATTAATTAATTTCTTTTCTAAAGAATCAATTTTCTTGGCTTGTGCCTATATTTTATCTGGCAAGAGGTTTTGAAACGTATTTGGTTATTTTATCATGTCAATTAATTACCCTCATATGTCTCATAATCAATCGTTCCAAGATCACCGTACACATCTGGATAATAAATTCCAATCCAAAAGTTCTCTTCCATTGCTTTGTAGTAAGTTACTTTTACATTCCATCTCTGTACCTCGTCAATAATTTCTTTGTTTAGAAGTCCGAATTGATCTCGGCAAGCTTCACTTTCCAGTTTGTAAGTCAATGCTTTGTATTTCTCGGCATTTGCCTGTCTGGTGGCGGTAACATTGGTTTTGGTGAGAAATAAAATCAATCCGGCTACCAGGAACCATACTACACTGATGAAAGAAATTACCACGCCAAAAGACAATATAAATCCACTCACACTTGAATACTCATATTCGTAGCTTAAAGATTCGCCTATTCTATTTCCAATCAGAATAACAACGCCAACCGCAAAAATGATTACTGATAGCCAAAATATCATAGTGTGTCCTCCCTGTCCCATTCTGCGTCAGATTTATCTGACATAATAATATCGTTAGATATTATTCAAAATATAATTCTTTCTCTTTTTCTTAATCTAAATCTATATCTTAATCTAATTCTATTTCTATTTCTTATTCTATACCGTTACTGTAACGTTACTGTAATGTTACAGTTTTTACACAGCAAAACATTAAGGTCGAAAATCATGCTTTTTTCTTTCCTCGCTTTCATATTCTGCAATTTTCTCGTCACAAATAGTACCACCACTTGTAAACATAGCTTCTGGCATTTGCTCCTTCCAACCATATTCTTTACTCAATTTAAGCATTGAAAACATATTACAATAGTCTTCTTTTGTAACACAGTTCGCCCAATATTTATTTGACGCATAATGATTTAAAAGCCTTAATCCCTGTTCGGTAGTTAAAACAGGATGAGGCTCATTATATGTTTGATAATATTCTCTATAATATTCTCTTAACAGTTCTGTAAAGCCATTGAGATAAGGAATCAAACTAACTCTATTTTTCGGAGAGTATCTATCTGAAAAGAAATAACCTTTGTTTTCTAAATCAAGCCCATATTTAAGATTTTCTATGCTCTTTTCTCCGTCAATATCAGCGATCCCAACAAAGCATTTATCCATCATATAGTTTTGAGCAAATTTATCTTTATCAAATCTGGGGTGTAGATATGAAACAAATATTTTTAAATACCGTTTACTTTTCTTTTCCGCTGCAAAATCTTCTTCTGTAATCAAATATGTTTCAACATAATATTTTAAAAGTTTCGGATTGAACTCTATTCCTCGTGATGTTAAAACTTTTTTTATATAATTAAAATAATACTTTGACTTATTATCCCCCTTTGAGTGATTAATACACACTCCTGGTATTTTTGAAAATGCCATTACAATTTCATCGTACGAAAATTCTTTACAATATGATTTTACAGATTTTTCCATTGCTTCCATAATTTTATCTGCTGAAAATCTTTTTAACCATATTCCTATTTCCTTACGTCCGTTATCGTTTACATCACACCCTGTCAATTGTTCAAAATATTCCGTTAGCATGTTTACTGCCATATTATCATAATCAAGTAGCTCTTTCTTCCATTCAGCAATCATTTCCAACTGTTCTTTTTTCTCTGCAAGATCTTTTAATGCTTCCTGTTGAAACGATATTGCTTTGGAATCTAAAATTCTAGTTTTGCCCTTCCCTCTATTGCAGTCGCGGCACGAAGTAATTAAATTTGTAATCTCATTATCCCCGCCCTCTGCTACTGGCTCAATATGGTCTACTTCCAAAATTACGTCTGGTGACATTCTTCCACAGTATTGACATGTGAATTTGTCTCTTTTGAATACTTCAAATCTGATTTTCTTGCTAAGTGGTTTTCTTGCCATAGATTGATACCTGCCTTTCGTATAAAAGAGTGCCTTGAACTGTATGTAAATCAACAGGCAGGCGGCAAGGCATTTCCGCTTTTCGATGATCGGTCTAGCCTGTTGGTTTTACCAAAATTAACGGTTAAAATAAAAAAGAGCCGCCAAGTAAGACAAAAAATTTCTCAAAATTGAGAAATATTAATTTCTTCTTAGCGGCTCAAAAATCAAGACCGTGTGTACTTCTTCATTGAAGAAATTATACCACACAATCAGTCAAAAATCAATATGCCGGGGACGGATTGAAACGGCTATTCGTTTCATTCTGGGCTTTGGTCACAGCCTTTGCAATCTCGCTTCCGTCCAGAATAATGCTGTTCATAATGTACTGCGGATTCTTGTTTCCGCTGTTCATACTCATTGCCATTGCAACTCCCTGTGCTACAGCTTTTGCCATTTCTTCTTTTGTAAGTCCCATGCTTCCGTCAGAACTGGAAACAATGCTGTCTGCGATCTTCTTCATGGTTCGTGGATTTTCCAGTGGAAGAACGGCTTCGGAACCGGCTTCACCGATACCAATTACCTGTGCGCCATTGAAAAGACCACCTTTGGCATACCAATTAGGCTTGTAAACTGGTGTAGAACTGGTTCTTCCACCGCCAAGATCATGTTTTCTCCACTCTGAAATATAATAAGTCAGAGTCGGTAAATGTACTTGTTTCATGCCGTCAGCGAATGATTGAGCAGTCTCCCGGCCAATTGATGTAAGATTAACATTAAATAGTCTTTTGATTTTATCCGAAATCCCAGACAAATTAGATTCTGTATAAGTTTTCATTTTTTCGGTCTCTTTATCGACCTTGCCAGAAGCTTTTTCCCAAATCTGGTTTGTATTGATCAAAACGGAAGACCAATAACTTTGAATGGTTGTCATAACCTTACCCATTATATCTTTGGTATCGGTGTCCATGGTTCCGAGGGCTGTCGATACAGCGCTTGCAGAATTTTCCCAATTTGTTTTAGAATTGGTTTCAACATCATCATTCGTGTTCTTTATCTTCGACCAAATGGAAGGCATTGTGCTTTCTGTGCTTTTTTTCATCCCAGCCATTGCCGTACTTACGGCGGTGTTAGCGAGACCAAAGCCAGTTTTTGTCTTGGATGATACGGATTCGGATGCTGTTGCAACTGATTTGCTCATTGTTGATGAAGCTTTCGGAACATCTTCTGAAAAAGCTTTTATAACTTTTCTTGTGTCAATTCCCATCTCTGCCATTTTATCCATCAAGGCTTGGAATGCGGCTCTGGCTGTTGCACCAGATGATTCTTGTTGCTGAAGGACAGCACTTAATTCATCAAACTGCGTTGGAGTGATTACTGCTTGATTTGAAAGTCTTTCTAATGCAGATTTCGCATTATCAAATTCTGTCCCCATCGTACCGATATATTCATTAATATTACTTACATGAGAATTTGTAGAAGTATCGGATTCTTCCATTGCCTGTTTTAATGCTTGCTTAAATGTATCGGAAGAAATTCCAAGATTTTCAAGTGATGTTTCTACGGTTTGGAGCTGTCCATCAAAATCAAATGCATTGTCTTTCACATTTTTTAAATCACCGCCAAGACCGATAAATTTATCCCCGGAAATTCCAGTTTGGTCTTCAAGGATTTTTAATGCTTTTCTAACAACTTCAAAATCGTTAAATGCGTCAGCTGTGGAGTCTTTAAAGTCCATAGCTTTTTTTACCTGTCCAAGGCCTTCCATGACAAATGCAGTTGCGCCCAAATTTGTTGCGTATCCCCAAAATCCTTGGAATTGTCCACCAGCTGTTTGTGCGACATCACCGAGATTTTTTATCTTTTCTGCAAGTGTAGTAAACCCGCCATTTCCTGCCGATTCTGCCGCATCTCCTAAATCTTTTATTGCTTCTTTTGCTCCACTTGTGCCATCTCCAAGTACATCTGCTAATTTTTCAGCAATCATTTCAGCGTTTTTCTTTTCAGCTATTTTACTCGCAATATGTCCCACAAGTGAACCAACAAGAGTTCCAATACCTGTGATATTTGCTATTTTTACTGCAATAAATGCTTTTGTAAGCCATTCTGCAAGATGTCCAGCTATCGGGTGCTTTTCCTCTAATCCATCGAATAATCCGTTTAATGCACTGGTAAGGCCAGTTAATAGCAGATCAGCTGCGGTACTAAGGATTTCACCCCATGGCAATTCACCAAGGAATGTTCCAACTCCTTGTCCGAACTCATAGAAAGTGTCTGTAGTGAGAGAATCTTTTAATGCGGTACACAGGTGAGATATAAAATCTCCAAGAGCCTGTCCATTTTCTTTCCAGTTTGTTTCTTTGATGAATTTAGCGATTCCATCTCTTATCTTGGTTGCGAGATCATCCCAATTAAATGTTTCGGTAAATGATTTTAAGCTTTCGAACGCTCCGTTTAATAAACCAGAAAGTGCATCTGCAATTGTGTTCATGTCTATCTTTTTGATTGCACCATTTAAGGCTTTTCCAATAGCAGTGCCAAGCTTACCCCATCCAGTAATTCCAGCACCATCCTTTTTAGACATATCCTTTACAAAGCCAGAAAGCATTTTCCAAGATGCCATAAAACTGTTCCCAATTAAGTTTCCAAGACCTGTCCAGTCAATTTCCTTTATAGCACCTTTTAAAAGTTGAGACAGTTTTGCCCCTATTCCGGAAAAATCTATTCCTCCTTCTCCGAGCAACAGGTTTAGGGTATTTACTGCCGTGTTAATTCCAGCTCCAAGCAATCTTCCCATTAAGTCAAAATCTATACCGCTAACCATGGAATTGAATGCCGTGGTAAATGCATTTACAAATTCGGTTATTTTCGGGCCAACATTATTCCAATTAATAACTTCATATATTTTTTGCATTCCGACATTTATCATGTCTGCAATAGTAAAGCCTAGTCCCTTCCAGTCTTTATTGATAAATGCTTTTCTGATTTTAGCAGCCCATTTATTGATTGGTGTTTCGTCAACAGTCAAAACTTCATCCAGTGAATCTTGTATTCCAGCAAAACTATCTGCTAAATCTCCAAGTCCAGAACCAAGACTTTTAGATGCAGTTCCAGAATTATCGGAATTATCTGTAAGCTGATTTAATTGGTCGAATGGCAATACAGAAAGTGCCTTTTTTAATTTCTTGGCAGATGATGTAGCGTCATCAAGCCCAGAGGAAGCATTGTCGCCAGCTGTTTCTATACCACCTAAGTTAGATACAATATCACTAACTCCGCTCTGTGAGCCTTTTAGTTTCTTACCCATCAATACATACATGAAGTTGCGGAATGCATTTGCGGCTTGCATAAGCTTTGACATGAGCGCATTAAGTGCTTGAATAGCCGGAAGGATTCCAGCAATTAAGCCTTGCCCGATTACTGCGGAAAGTGACTGGAAGTTCAAGGTAAGTAAACGAACCTGGTTCGCCCAGGTGCCGCTTGTCCTGGCGAAATCCCCTTGCACATCTCCTGTAACTGACATTAAATAGTTGTATCGAAGAGCAACTTTTTCAGCTTGGGACATTGCGTTATAAGATGTTGTAATTCCCCTTGAAAGGGCATAAGACTCCATATTTGCAACGGATAAATTAATACCCAATTGTCTTAAAGGCTCAATTTCCCCGGATATTCCAGAACGTATTTTCTGAAAAGCAGTATCGGTATCAATATTGTAAAATGATGCAATATCCCCGGCTAATCCAGCAAGAGAAATTGACATTTTAGAAGCTGCATCTTGCGCAACACCAGACGATTTCATCATTGCCATCATGGTTCCAGAATATTGCTTTGCTGCCAATTCGGATAATCCAAATTGTTCTTTGGCCGTAGAAGCAAATTTGTAGGCTTCATCTGCCATGCTTCCAAAGGAAACATCTACAACATTTTCGATTTCTGTAATATCAGAGCCAAAACCAATTGCACTTTTTCCTAAATTTGCCAGACCACGAATAGCCTTAAAACCGATAGAAGTTTTGAGCAAATTTCCGAGATTAAAAGAAGCAGTTTTAACTCCAGAGCTACTATTCCCGAGATGTTGAAACCATCCAATAATACTTTTTATCCCAGTTCCAATTTTAGAAGAAGTTTTACTAACAATGTTTCCAAGGTTAGATGTTGCAGATGATAATTTAGAAAACGCACTGGATATAGAATTTGTAGCGGAATTCACTTTACCGCCAGAATTTGCCAACTTTGCTAGTGCTTCCGTCATGCGGATTGTGTTATCACTGATTTTAGGTGCAGTTTTCATCACGTCAAAGAAAGATAATACTTCCTTTGCTAGTGTTCCAAGTTGGCTTGACGTTTGTCCGATTTTATTTCCAGAGCTTGCCAATTGTGCAATAGACTGAACTAACCTATTCACAGGTTCAGATATATCGCCAACGCTCGTAAAACTCTCTACAATTGATTTAAGATTTCTTCCAAGCCCAGGCAATTCAGCGGATACATTCGCAATATATTCACCGGAATTGGATAATCTAGCCATTGAATTGACAAAGCGATTAACACCGGAAGATACATCTGGTATTTCCGATAAACCTGATAATTTAGTGATTATTTCTCCGAGTTTCCCAGAATCAAATCCACTAACATCAACCTGGCTAAGCCTGTTTATTGAGTTGATAACTGCATTCAGACCAGAGCCTTTATAATCTACTCCACCCATTGTCTTTATGGAATTTGAGAATTTTCCAATTCCATCAGCAATGCTTGTCATTTTCCCTATATCAAGTTCTTTTAGTTTTCCAAGTTCCCTTACACAACTACGTAATCCGTTTGTATTAACTCCGCCTAATGCGGAATTAACTTCTGTGAGTTTGTTTGAAAGATTGGTCAGCGCACGTACTGCTTTTTCTGTGCTACTGCTAATCTGTATATCAAGGGTATCAATGGTATTGTCAGCCATTTTATTTATCCCTCCTTTTTACAAAAAAAATAAAGGGCAGACAAGACTTATTCATCCTGCCTGCCCTTTTCATGGTTAAGCTCAAAGTTCGCCTGCATGAGTTGCAAGCTTGCCAAAAGTGCGTTTCTCTGTTTTTTCTTTTCTTCTTCGGAAAGTATGCCTTCCTGTTTACGCTTTTCTTCCTCTGCTGATTCCAGTAAAGGTTTTTTCAAATACTCTGCTTTGGATTTTTTTCCCATTAAAGCATTTGTAACAGCTGTGAATGTGGCTGATGTTTCATAAATGCCCGCTTGCCAGAGTTCAGCGTCTTTTCTCTTTTGGCGTATCTTTTCAGCTTCGAGATAAGGTTTTAACTCTGCTGGAGTAGAATCCATAAATTCTTCTTTAGATACACCAATAGAGAGGTATAAAGGAAGAATCTCTTGGTAAACAACTTCTCGAAATGTTAATTTTTCTTTTTGTGATCCTGTGGAAGTTTCGTTGCGTTCTTCTCTACTGCCTGTGCTTCTGCTACTGCATTCAGCAGACCGGATAAAAAACCATTTTTCTCCAATTCTTTATCAAGAAGTTGGTATAAATCAAATCCGCTTTTTGGATTTTCCTCAGTTCCTTCATCTTCGTAATCATCCAAAAGGTCACAGACTTTATCAAGAGCAGCTTCTTTTTCAGAATCACTCTCATAACTAAACTCATCCTTGTGCTTCTTTTGAAGCCCAGCGAGAAGCAGTTCTGGGAGAAGAGAAATCATCTTCTGAAGACTTCTCTCTTTTCCATCTGTAATTCCCTGTACTTTATCAAGAACATCTGTTTTTGTAAGAAGTCCGTATCCAAATACAACCTTATACTCTTTTCCGTGTACATTAAAAGTTACCATTTTATAATCCTCCCGACATGTTTTTTAGTTAAGTGTCATTGCACCTGTGGAATCTGCTACTGCTTTTGCGGTATCTAAAGCCTGCGTAAGTTCGTCAGAAACAACTTTTGTATCAAGGCCTTTGTATTCTTGAATAATGAGAGACAGCGGAATTGTTGCTGCTTCATTCTGTCCAATATCAGACAATGGAATGTTTTTTCCGGGGTCTGCGATAACAAAGAATGCATCAGCGAGGTCTGGAAATACAACTTCAAACCAAACTCTAAATCCTTTTGACTTTCCTGTTGCAGCATCAGTCATAAGCTTCTTTAATGCTGTGATAACATCAGCGTTAAGATTGAAGGTTACATCCCAAGTACCACCAGTATCCTGTCTACCAGATGCGTATTGTGTAATGAAGTCTTCAAGAGCTGATACGTCAATCTGTTCTGTATCAAGAGAAATTCCACCAATGGAACTACATCTTTTTAACCAGGTGAATGCAGTTGGCTTCGTTCCTTTAGCGGTTTCAACACCGTAATGAAAAGTTACGCCAAGTGTTGTTAAATCTGCCATTTTGATAGGCTCCTTTCTTTAATTTAAGCTTTATGCACGTAACCCTGTGCCGGGAGATAGCGGATCACCGCCTTTCTACTCTTTTTTTCCTGATTGCTTAATAAGTTGATTCACATAATTACTTAATCCAGCAACGATAACGCCTTGTGTAATTGCGGTAAACAGTGCCATTGCAGCTTCCTGTGAACCGGAAACTGTAGATGTTGCAAAAACATAAAGACCGCAAATTAATACACCGAGAATCCCTAAAATCATTGGAATAAATTTGTCAGAAATATTCTCTGACTTTTTTATCATTTCTCCGATAAAATAAAGAAATACAACGACAATAAGTAATTCTGGCTTTACATAACTTAAAATCTGATCCATAATCTCACCTCGCTTTCGTTTTAAGCATAAAAAAAGAACGTCTATGCGTTCATTGGTTTCAAAGTAATTTTCCTGTATATATCCGGCTGTATCGGCTTACAAGCTTTTTGATTCCACTGTCACCAAAAAACATAGGTTCCGGTCCGTATGTGCGGCGGAATCCCATGCTCACCATAGTTATGTGACTTATCTTGTCCAATTCATACAATCTGGTTAATGCTTTGCTCCCAGATGTGAAGCAATTTACTTGAAATGATGGCATTGTTGCGCATTCATCCCCTTCTAAATCACCTCTCGTAATTGGGTTTCCGAGCATATAAAGCTGTGCATATGCCTTTTTGCCGGAAGCATTTGTTTCGCTTCCGTCCATGGAATAATTGTCTGCGCCGGTAATCTTAGAAACAGCCGCTCCCCACCTTGAAAAAACTTCCAATACAGGAGATTCTATTGTGTCTGGCATATCTGTCACCTCACAATAAAAAATGCGCCCACTTTTAGAGTGAACGCATTGCATATCATGCTACAATTTAACACTGTAATGATAACATAATTGGTTGGTATCATTCAGTATATTATAGTATCTTCTTTAGGAAGAGAATACCTCTTTGGCAATTTTGCGGATATTCTGAATGATTTCCACGCTTGCCTTATACATTGGCATTGTGGCTTCTGTACCGTAAGAGCGAACCCATTCGCCGGAATCAGAAATATATACCCAGGAATCGTTTTTTCCTTTTCCTTGTCCGTAAGAACCGATTGTATAACCAAATTCTTCTCCTTTTGGATGCGGACTAGAACCGGCTGCACCATTGTGGTAAATACCAGCGCCAAATTCAATGAACAAAATGCTTTTGCCTTCGCATATTAAGTGGGCTTCTGCATAGTCCCCAAAACTGTTAATTTTGATATAAGTATTATGGTTCTTATCGGAATCGCCTTGTGCTGCTAAAATATTTTGATTAATGACTGGAATTCCTAATTCACATAATCTTTTTATGAAAATTTCATTTTTGTTCCTTAAAGATTTTTGATAATTTTTTATTTCATCAATAGCATTCCGGATTGATTTCTGTGATAAGGTACACTTTATTGTCTTACCCATCTTCGTTTCCCTTCTTAGAAATTCCGTATCTGGCAATATTGCCTTTTTGTGTGTCTAAAATCTTCTTTAGTGTGTAGTCTGGCAATACTGTGGGTTCTCCATCTTCGTCCAAAATAAGGCTTCCATCCTCGCTTATTTGTGGGATTCTGTCTATCCAAAATATATCTGCTTCCTGTGGATGGAAATTTCGATTAAAGCTTGTAATGTATCTGTCATAATCTGGCACTATTCCGGCTGCGATTTCTTCTGGTGTTCCGGCGGTAGATGATACGGAAAAAGAGAATATAACTGGCTTCTCATAAACTTTAATACGGTCTAATCCTTCTGTTTTTTCAGATATTCGTGACCAATATACTTTTTGCTTTTGACGGACTAATCCTCTCATGCAGTCATCCTTTCCATTCCAACAGGGGAAACGTATGTAAATTGGTTTCCTAAAATATCTCTTGTTGTTCTAATAACAAACTGTCCGTAGTCTGCCAGAATATTGCATACAAATTCCTCTGCGTCCACCCAATATCGTTTCTTAACCATATGGTGAAGCTCTTGCAGTAAACCATAGCTGAACATCACACAATGTCCTAACTCATGGATAAATACACGGTTTAGAAGTTCTCCATGTAGGTTGTTCGCAATCGAAATAATATGGGTGGAATAATCCGATACTCCAAGTGTTCTGTTTCCTGTGCGGTCAATTAAAACATCATCTTGTGGTGGAACAAACTGCACTCTCCATAAATCTCCATTCATGTAGAATTGTCGTAGCATGGTTTATTACCATCCTTTCTACGAAAAAAGCCCCTGCCGCATTAATTTGCGACAAGGACTTAATTCATTTATTGCTCTAGTTCATCTGCTGTACAAGTCTGGTCAGGTCAGCTTTCATTGACTGTCTGAGCGTTGCATCTGCATCTGACCACATTTCCGTGAGATTACGAATAATATCTGATGTGTATTCTTTCATGGAATCATCCATTTTTCTCTTGGATTCAGTATCCTTAGAATCATGATAGTGTCTACGATTCTCATCGTATTTATCATAGGATTCGCCATATCTGGATTTCTTCCAATTCATGTCACCCATTTCCATATCACTACGGTCTGGATGATATCCCATGCGGTACATATTGCGCTCAAATTCTGGATTGTTTAAATATTCATCCATCCAGTCATCATCCTGCATATACAGATACGGTCTATAGCCTTTTCTGGTTCCCCTACCTTTTGGAGCGAAACGCCCATTTGAATAGCGGTAACGGTCATATCCCATGCGCCCAAGATACTTTTCCTCCTGTTCACATTCATCCATAGCTTCTACGATTCTGTAATCCTTATCAGCGCAAATTGCACATTTTACGGATTCCATGCAATCTTTCAAATCGTCCCAGTCTTGAGCACTAAGATTATCAAAGCCATGTGTTTTGGCTTTTTCCATAGCCCATTTTCCCATTTCCATTGCAACTTTATGCATTACAGTGCCCCCTTTCTAACAGCCTGCGTAACAGGTGCTTCTGTCGTTGGGGCTGTACCATTAATTGCTTTCAAATTGTTGCTCGGACTACAAGCCGGATTTCCTAACATCTTGAATACTCCGCCAGTTGCACTTGTAGCTACTCTGGTTGCGTACTTCGTTCTGGTTCTTATTCCACAAGCCGTAATCTGTGCACAGCAACGATTTTCTAGCGGATACAAAGTTGTTCCTGTTCCTATCTGAATCATTACCGGAGCAGTAATTGTAGTGGCTTCTGGTATACTTTGTGCAACAACAATACAATATTTCTCTTCATTGTTGTAACTGCCTGCTGGGAGTGTGATTACAAGATTACCTCCTGTAAACGCAACAGCTTGGCTTATTACAAGACGGTTGCAGAGCTTACAAACATTTTTACAACTCATATTTCTACCTCTCAATCAAAATAAGAGGTGAGCCGTAACCCACCTCTTAGAATTAGTCAACCTCTAAGGGCGAGTTACTTAGCAACAACCGTTACCATATGTATTACATCCTGCGTATGCATATGGAGCTGGAACCTGGAATGCAGGAATCGGAGCCGGGTTGATTGCATTGATTAACTGCTGTGTCTGAGAAGCCATTGCAGTTGTAAGCAATGCAGACTGGCGATCCTGGGATGCAGCACGTTTCAGATCAGAGTTCTCTGCCTGTAATGTTGCAATCTTATCGTTAGTCAGGAAGTCAAGGATTGCTCTTGTGTTGCTGTTCTGGTTTTCCAGAAGATCTCTGGTGTTGTTGTTCATTGTGTTCTGCAATGCACAAGTGTTGGTAGCCAGGTTATAGTTGATACCCTGGATGGCTTCTCTAGTCTCGCAGCAACAATTTGCTAACTGAGACTGTAATGCATTGGTATTCTGCATACCGGCTACAGTATCAGCATTGATTGCCTGCTGAACGCCGTTGAAGCCTTGAAGCATTCCGACATTCATACCATTAAAGCCACTCTGCATGGTATTGTTAAGAGAATATGTGCTGTCACAGATACCCTGCTGAATACCTCTGATACCATTCTGAATATCATTAAGGGCGAATTCCTCATTAATATCTGAACGGGTAGCCCATCCTTGGAAGCCGGAACCATTTGTACCATTGCCACCCCAGCCACCAAAGCCGCCGAAACCGCCCCAGCCGAAGATGAGCAATATAATAATCCACCATGCCCAGCCACCGCCAAAGCCATAGCCTTCATCGGCACGGTTATTAGAGCCGCTTAATACAGCGACATCGCTTGCTGATAATCCACCATTCATCATAGCGATTACCTCCTTATTGATTTTTGTAATTTATACAAAATCAAAAGACCGCGGCTCTTTTAATTATTGTAGCGAATTTATTTTATTCCAAACTGGTTCTTAACCTGCGACAGTATATCGTCTGGATTAATATTTCTTTCTTTACAAAGATTTCTTGCAAGTTTTTCAATTCCTGCATTATCACCTTTTTCCATCATGCTAATTGCATTGTCAATTACAGGATTATTTCCAGATTGCTGTTTCATCATATTGATTATGGCTTGTTGAGGATTTCCTCCACCACGTATCATCTGCATAAGTTGCATTGGATTCATCATCTCTGTTTACCTCCATTCTGCTTGGGTTCCGGTGTTCCCGAAATTTGTGTCGGGAACATACTCTTTATTTCGGAAATCTCAGAACAAACATCGTTCCGAAGTTGATTAAACATAGCTTCTATGTCAATCGGTTTTTCTTCTACCTTTGGTTGCTGTTGTTCTTCCGGATTTATAAGTCGATAAACAAAAATTCTACTTCTTCCATCTGCCTGTAATTGTTTTCTATATATTTCTGTTCCATCTGTTTTTGGATAATAAACAGGATTTCCGGACATATCTACATCTTTTGCCTTTACAGTATCAATGCCATCAACCATCTGCCCTTGTAACATGGGGATTTGTGGTACTTGTGGCATTTGTTGTATTGGCTGTTGAATCTGTGCCTGTCCGTATGGCATTGCCTGCTGATAACTATTCTGCAATTGTGCTAATCTATCTTGATACGGCTGTATTTGTTGAAATGGTTGCGCAAAATACGGATTACCATACTGCATATCTCAAACCTCCCTTGTTTTTATAACTATATTTTACAATAATAAGAGGTTGATTAACACGCCATGATAACGCCATAAATACGCCATTTTCTATTAATACAAAGAAAAGCCCCGACAATACATCGGGGCAACTTTCATAATTTTCTTTTTTAATTTTCTGTTTATGCGGTCTACGGTTCTCGTGCTGTAGCCCATGATTTCTGAAGCTTCTGCAAGCGTTTTTTCTTCATAAACACGCAATCGGAATAACTCTTTTTCTCTGGAATCAAATCCAGCTTCACGCAAATAGAAGATTCTTTCATCTTCTGAAAAGTCTTTATAATCATCCATTCCACTGTCCTCCCTGTTAGTGGAATCAATATTTACACCGGGAAAATGCCTTTTAGGGCAAAGCCTAAAACAATACCAATTATGCCAGTTATGACATAAGCAATTATTTTGTCCTGTAACTTTCCTGGCTTTTCCATGAGTGATTTTAAATTGTCGTTCATTTCGTCAACTGTATCCTTAATGTGTCCCAGGTCATTGTTGTATAAAGCAATTTTCTGTTCCAGCGCATTGATACGTTCAAAAAAAACTCCATCCCTTTTGGAATGCTTTTCTTTCATCTCATGGACGGCACTTTCCAATTCTTTTAAGCGGTGTTCGTTGAGGCACTCGTGTTCACATCCCATCGCTATTCCTTTCCATCACTCCCATTTTTAAGATATTGCTTCTACCCACCTAATTTGAAGCACCCCTGCGATACGTGGGAGGATTGACGTATCACGCACACACCATCTTAGAATCCGATAAATGGAAAAACACCATGATTTACATAGATTTCAGTTTCAGAATTCCAACTTCTATTTACGGAAGATTCGGAATGTGATCCTTGGAATTCAGCTCCCTGTTTCACCAGAAAGAAAAGAGCCAAATCAAATATGCAGTCATAGCATTTCTCCATATCGGAATTTATTTTCTCATCACTGTAAGATGAAGGATAATTCCTTTTCTTCTTAAATGAACGAATAGCCCTCTTTACTGAAAGAGGAATCATCCTCGCAGTTTCTTCATCATCTTCAAGATAATTTGTCAAGTCCTCTATAAGCTGTTCGTCCATTTAATCACCTACCTTTGCTGAGATAAAATCTCTGATATTATTCCAGCCTTATTAGTTGCTGCTAGGGCATAGCCGTTATCACTTGCAAGTTGTCTTAACTGAGATACAGTCATATTAGACAACTCGCTTTCTGTATACTTATGTATTGATTCATTGTAAGCACTTGCTACAGATGGTGACTGGCTGCTTTCATCGAGACTATGCCCGGTTATTCCCCCGCCTTGGTACCGATCACGATACCGCCGTTTGCTTTCGGTACAACCGGGATGAACATTCCAGAAGCTTTCGTCCATACTGCAACTGGATCTGGCGTAGCCCACATGGACATGGTAATAAAGGAACGGTTTTGCTGCTGAATGAACTGACGGTACTCTTTTTCCTCTGGTGTTGCGCCCCAAAGTCCAGTACCAAAAGAACCATCCTGGTTAGATTCATACAGGGTAAATACATCTTCTTTGAAATATCTACCTGTTTTAACAATGCCTTTGCTTCTGTAACGGAACTTTTCGTCACAGCGATCAATTGTAATTCCGTACTCCTGCATGAGAAGGTTCGCAAGCTCCTGTTTCGTCAGAAGACGTTTATTTGCAGCTCCAAGAACTGCGGTCTGCATTCCGGTGTTGTTTCTCATGTTGTTAATCATTTTAAGAGAGGTAATTGCCTTATTGACAACATAGCCGCCATCTTCTGCAAGCTGAACCATTTTCTGAATATCACCCATAATATCAGAATCTGGTTTAGACCAGTCTGTAATGGTAATTTTTAATTCAGACGGAACTCCAAAATCAATAGTCATGTCCACTTTGTTTTCTTTGATAACAAGTTTTCCAGTAGACAGTGCCTGTCCTTTCATAACTTTGGTTCTGGCAAGGACGGCCTCAAAAAGGTTTGTCGCGTCATCGAATACAAAGTCTGTAAGTTCCTCATTATCTGGTACACCGTTCTCGATAGCCTGTTGTAAGCTCTCGGACTGATTGAGCTTCCTTTTAATGAGAAGTTTCTCGGTCAACACCTTTTCAAAACCAGGTCTGGAACCGATTTCCGCTTCGGTGTCAAGGGCGTGTACAAATGCGATTTCCGGAAGCCGCTGTCCGCTCATAAGTCTGTAGTATTCAGCCTTCCAGTAATCTGTTTTTACATCCGGGAAAATGGTATCAAGGATTCCAGGTCTTTTAACAGAGAAATTCTGGGAGAAATTAAGTCTTTCTTCCTCGCTGATTGCTTCTAATACATTGTATGCCATTGCTTATTATCCTCCTTAAAATACAACTTCGGTTTCTTCTACAAACACAATTCCAAGTGCCTGTAATTCAGTTTTTGCAGTTGTGTCAACAGTTGCGGGAAGTCGGTCTTCCAGGACACGTCCGGCAACAATAACGGAAATTGGACGCTTCTCATCGTCTGTCATATCCACATCTTCAAACACAAGACCTTTTGCGCCGGTTGCGTTTGTTGGGTATACGGAACCTGCCTTAATAATTTTTCTGTCATTAACTGCAACTGCATTTGTCTGATCTGCTGTGTAAGTTTTGAGTACAAGTCCTACCTCAGATTCAAGGATATTCGGGGTAGATTCGTACTGCTTAATTTTCATGAAAGCCATGTTTTAAAATCTCCTTTTCTTAGAAATTAGCTGGTGCATTATCATCAGCCGGTTTTGCATCTGGGTTCATGCGTGCCGAATACTGTTTAGCGTACTCAGACGCTTTACTAGTTTTTTCCTGTTTGCCACCGCTACCGCCTCCTGGATTAGGAGTATTTTCCAATGCTTCTTTCTCCCAAGCTGCTTTTGCGGTATCAAGTGCTGTTTTATTTGCTTCGGAAACTCCCTTAACAAAAGTTTCGACTTCTTTCATTGCATCTTCTGGTTTCTCATACGGTGCAGATGCGTATGCTTTAATAGCACTCGCGTATGTTTCGGTTGAAAGTCCTGCATTTGCGAACATAGAAGTAATTTCACTGGTAAGGGCTTTTTTGTTGGATTCTGCAAGCGCAGCTTTCAAATCAGCTAACTCCTTATCCACTGCTTCCTTTTCTTTCTTGCGTTCAGCTTCTAGCCGTTCTGCTTCGGTCATGTTCTGCTTTTTCAAATCTTCCAACTCTTTTTCCAGGGAATCTGCTTTTTCAGCTTTTTCCTTCAGAGAAACATTTTTGTCTTTCTCTTTCTTAGTTTCAGCAGAAATAGAATCAAGAAGCTTAGAAACCTGTTCCTCGGAAGGTTCTGCAACTCCCATACCGATAAGTGCCTGTTTTGCCTGTTCTCTTGTCATTGAAATCTCCTTTCTTCCAGTCCAATACGCTTTTTCAACACGGTTCGCTCCGCACATGGTCTGTACCCGATTTACGCTCACGGGCTGTTGCAATTTATTTGATTTTGGGTATTAAAAAAGAAGCCTTAGATTTCTCTAAAACTCCTTAAATAATCGAAATTTGGTTCATTCTTCGTTAGATGAAGAATTTGCCATTGGTTCTGTTTTGGACGGATTTTGAAACTTTCCGTCAAGTAATTGCTGTGCTTTCTGCATTTCCGCTTTCGGGTCTGCCAGTTCCGGGTAAATAGTTCCCAGATACGGTAAACTCATTTCGTAGACTTTCTGCGGATCACTAAATAAACCGCAAGTAATCAGTGCAATAAGCGGATGAATTTTATTTTTAAACAGATAATCAAGTGCCTGTGCTTTTACAAGCATATTGTCTGTTGGGTTTCTGGTTATCTTCACATCGAAATCTCGTGTTGAGATATTAACATCATTTGATGTGCCGCGAATAATATTCAGAATGATTCTGGCAGATTCCTTTTCAGTTTCCTTCGTGAATGCTTCTACCAATTTTGCATCTCTCTCTGCGAAGTCCCATCCATTACGAAGGTATACGGCATTTCCTGTATCTCCTCCGCTATTGCTCTGGCGGTTTGGCATTGCTTCTACAATCAGCATATTATTGTAGATATCATCCTTCGCAACCTGGCTCTCTGACTGATTCAGTTCAGCAGTCATCAGCTCAACATCTGACTGACAGCCATTTCCAGTATCTTTTACAGAGATGGCACCAAGTTTTACCATTTTCAAAAACTCGTTTTCATCTACCTCGCAGTTCTTGAACTTCATAAAGGCTTGCACAAACTGTTCCACGCCATTTAATCTGTCAGACTGGTATTTGTTAATTGCATCAAATAATGTGATTGCAATTTCAACATCTGAAAGCCTGTCATGATTATTCGGGCATTCAACAATTGGAATACCGCCAAAACCATTGATGCCGTAGTTAGTTACTTTCCCATTCTTGATTTCAAAAAACTGGTTCTTTGAATAACATAAATAATATTGCTGTTCATCTTCATCTTTTAAAATCTGCACGGAAAGCATTGGTTTCCCATTTCTCTGTGAATATACAATGTAACAATCGCCAGGATACGGAATGAATATTCTAAATGGCGGTAAATCTCCGTTTTCTGTCCAGTCCTCTTCTTTCAGAATAGCCTTATAAGAAGTTCCTGTTGCACTCTGGTATATTGCCCTTTGGATGTTTCTTGCATCTGCATTGGCTTCATCCAGATAATCATTCAGAAGGTCAACTTGCTCATTTATTTTTTCGTCTGCATTTTTCTTTTTGCATACATATTGGATTGGTTCCCCGCAAATCTGTCCAGCTTTAAACTTCACGGTTTCAAATGCGTGATTTTCAACCACTCTGTTATTAACTTCTGGACGGACTATTTTATTTCGGTACAATATTGGCTGATCGCCTTTCATGTACCGATACAAGTAATCAATCAATGTTCGGTTTCTATTATGTATGCCAATTGTATCTGATACTACTTTTACTACATTTTGTGGAGTGATTCGGTCAACACCTGTGTAGGCTACTTTTCGCCCGAACTCACCTCGGCATAAATCTACAAAATTCATTGTATTTCTCAAAGCCGAACCATCCTTTCTACAAAATAAAAAGCACTGGATGTTTTAATCCAATGCTCTACTTTATATTCTACACATATTAAAAGTATCTTTCAGTATACTTCGGTATCATCTTTCGAAACCTTTTATCTTTTTTATTTCTGCTATGGCTTTTAAATGCTTTTTTTTAATGTGAATCTCTGAATAACCCATCTCATCTGCAATGCGAACCAAAGATTTGTACTCAACATAGTGCTTAAATAATATGTCATACAGTAATGGGTCTTCAACCTGTTCTATAGTTCGGACTATTTCTTGCCTTTTTTGCAAAAATTCGGATATCATTTTTGAAATCTCTTCTCGCAGATCAAATATCTTTGCAACCATATCTCCCATCGGATCACGTTTTACAGAAGTTTGTACCTTTTCTCCAACAGGAATTGCAGATACACTTGTGGAAAGAGAACTGAGCTGTTCTTCTTCGATAAGCTTGTTTTTGATTCTGTTATCATAATTTTCAATCTGTCGTAAATATTGAGCTGTAGTCATCATACTCTATCTCCTTCCCCAAAGTGGATTCTGTGTTGCTGTTGCGGTTCCTCCTAATGGATTCTGAACATAATCAGATAGCATTGCTAAAGAATCTATTCCGTCATCATGGAGTACCTTCGCTCTGGTAGTATAAGTGGTTACATTTGCCATGAATAAGCCATAATCTGATTTTGGTCTATACTGACTTTGGTGCAAAAAATAAAAATGATTTGCTATAAAGTTGGAATTGACAAGAATTTTCGTTTCTTTGTTAGTTGTCGTAACTTTTGTTTCAATTTTTGTACGGCATTTACCGTCAATAAGTTTTTGAACATTATGTGCTACACGGCTTCCAACATTATTTGATTCAAAACGCGACATATGCGGATTGTGCCTAATCAAAATATCCGCTGTTTTCTTATCCAAGATATCGTAGTCTGTGTTATCGTCAAACACTACATCTGGGATAAAATATTTATCTCCATACTGGTATGCAATTGGGAGAGACTCAAAATCAGTTCCTTTATCCTTTGTATCACACACAGACCAAATAGCATCCGGCTCTCTTTTTGGCATAATCACATATTCATCTGTACAGCCATCTGGAACATCTTCTCTATCAAAGAAAAATCTTTTCAATTTATCTGGTGGTAAAAGTAATCCTTCACGCTCTACTGGTTTCTGCTGATACAAGCAGTTAAAAGAAATCTCGTCCATTGATTCCTTTGCATCATTAAAATATTTTTCTGAAAAACCATTTACTGTAAATAAGAAGTTGCTTTTTCCATCATCTGTTAATGCCGGTATTGCAATAAATCTAGCCCTCGGATTCCCTTCATATAATTGCTGTAGTTTTCCTATAGGGTCATGTACCGACCATCTTGTAGCTATATAAAATTCCTTGCAACCCTCAAGCCTACGTGAGCGAAGGTCATTTACCACTTTTGTCCATAATGTATCAAGTCGGTTCTTATTCAATGCTTCTTCGATACCAGATACAAGGTCATCTGCCGTAAGAAATCTGTTGCAACGTGTAGCACCAGTCAGAGAGCCATCAATTGATCTAAATGTCCATGTTTTGAAACGACCATTTCTTTCAAGATTTACAGTTGTTTCTTTTGCATTACTTGTCTTTTTACTTAAATCAATGTTTGGAAATATCTCACTCCACGTATATTCTACTGGATCATTAATAATTTCCAGAACACCATCATAAAGGGAACGTGTCAAAATACTACTGTGTGCGGATGACAGGTTAAAATCGTTTGGGAACCATCCACCGACCAGGGAAAGAAAGAAATCTTCTAGCGTAGATTTTCCGCAACCTGGCGGTACGCTCAATGCAAATATATCCAGTTTGTCATCCATCAAGTCTTGAAGTGAACCTATAATATTATGCTGCATAAATACATTTCTTCTTGGTTCGTAAAAACGCTCTTTTGGAATACGATTTTTTTCAAGATATAACAATCCACTGTCTACTTGATAATTCTGCGCTTCCAGTAATAAATACTGCCAATAGATATCATCAAAGTCACCACTACCAGTTAATGCAGCACACTTCTCTGCTATGTTATGTGAGTATTGACTTACTTTCATAGCCATTTTCCGTGCTTCTTGGTTCTTATTGAAAGGAAGGTCAATATTCAAATTTAAGAGCAAATCAAGGCAATCCTTTTGGTTCTGATAGATTGTCATATCACTACTGATAATCTGATTCAGCACTGCCCGATACCATTCAAGCGAGCCTTCTGTAATTTTTCCCATAAAAATAGAGCCAGACCTCCTTTCTTTTTAGGATTTAGTCTGGCTCTCATGTGGCTCTCTTGACTTTTCTTTTTGTTTTTTGTATTCTAAATATTTTTCAAAACTATATTTTTCACAATATCTACAATTTTCTAATCCATCCGGTTCTGGATGTATACACGGAATGTTTCTTAATTTGCACCATACCATTTAATCACTTAACTTTCTGCAAATTTCAATAAAATCTGGCTTACTAAGTTCTTTCAGCTTTTCAGCATATTTTGGAAATTCATGTGTATATATCGGATGACCTAAAAGTTTTTCTGAGTATTCGTATGCAAGTCTTCAGTCATCCCCTGTAAGCATACAAATTCCTGTATAGGTTTCAATTACTACGGTTTCTTGTTTTGTCATACATATCCTCACTTGATAAAATCATCTTTTTAATTCCGTAAAAATATTTTCAATTACTTTCCACTCTGCGAATACTGCCATGAGCAATAATGGTACTGCCGAAAATCCCCAATGATTTTCAATCATCATTTGAATTGTGGCTATCAAATAATCTGCTACCCATTTGAATATTATGAAATTCGCAATTATCCAAAATATTTTTCTGATTTTGTTCATTTGGTCACGCTTTCTTGACTGGCCATTCAAAGCCAAAATCTGAACGTTTGATTTTGCATTGTGGACTTCCGTCCTTCCAGAAAACTAATCCCTCTATCTTGTGTTCGGAAAGATATTTCTTGATTCCATCAAATGTTCGTTCGACTTCAACGATTTCTTTGCCATGCTTGATTAATTTATTGGATGTGAAATTGTATGGATTATTTTGAAAGCATCTACCAACTGCTTCATATGTGCCATCTGATAATTTCATCCCATAGTTTTCAAGCATTACCGTCATTTCATATGCCGTAACAAACCACTTATCAGACGGATTATTCTCATCAACCTTTACCCATCCTGGCCAATGACCTGTAATCGCATCTGGTTCGCAACAGGGGATAAATCCCTCTGGTGGTATTTTACTCTTCTTGCAGTCGTATCGTTTATAAAATTTTCCGTCAATTATCGCACAGCAAGAACCATCATATTTAACTGTTGCAATTCCTTCTCCTTTGAGTACCCATTCCATACCCGGATTTACTTTTGGAAGAACCTTTACAACCTTATGGTCTTTGAATTCTCGCTCAAATAATGTTGGTATCTTTTTCATTTGCTCACCATCTTTCTTTTTGATTTCAAGTATTTTCTGTATTTGCGACTGTATTTCCGAAGAATTAAATCGAGCATAATGCTATTTGTCTGTTCTACATTTTCTGACATAGTTGTGAGATATGGATAATCTTCTCTATCATCTACTAATGTCTTGAAAATCAAGTCTAAAGCAAACTGAGCACTGACAGGTGGGTCGCACAGTTCAAAGTCTTTATCCTTGTACCACTCATCAATCTTATTTTGGAATCCATCAAAGGATATTTCTTCGTTCCATATCATACATTCACCTCAAATTCTTTCTTGCAATTACTACCCTTGCATTTCAACTTCAAGTGCTGAATCTTCGTGTTTGGGCTAATCAGAAGTGCTTTCTTTTGGCAAAAAGGGCAACAGGCGTATTTCGTTCCATTGATATTCCGTATTAATGCCTGTCCATTCCACAGCTCGGGTGGATTCATGTATTCAGAAAAATCTATTTCTTCGGATTCTAATGCTGATTTAATGCTCATTAAAAATCTCCTTAAATTTCTTCCTATTAAAACCATTGTCTTGGTTTCCCCAATACGGATATTGGTGTAAGCTTTTTATCGTATACTCGCATGGATGTACTTTTGCAAAGTCGACAATTTCTTTGGCAGGTGCCTGCTGTACTTGTGTTCTCCATTCTGGACAACCTTTTGTTTTTTCTTGATCCATTAATTTTCCTCCGCTTCGGAATCCCATGTATTTTACGGAAATTGTTCTGGTTTATTCGATTTGGGGCAACTAGTGTCCAAAATAGTTCATCACTTAATTTACATTCAAATTCAATACTTAACGGCTTTCCTATGCTACAAAGTGTACCGTCCTCATTTCTGTGAAGAATACCGCCTTCGATAACAAAAGCACCATCCGAAATTGAAATCTCTGGTATTTCTTCAATCACTTCACCATTACATGTAAAGAAATGCTTTAATTCTTCCTTTTCGCCCATATCAGCACATTCCTTTGTTTTTCCTTAAATTAGCGTATCGGTCAACCAATGTGTCAACAGTAACAGTTAACTCGTTGATTCTAATACAGTCATCCTGGTGGCGTTGTTCATACCATTCTATAGATGGATGACCAGTATCTACATTTTCAACTTCATCAGTTGGAATCTTCCAGTTATCATTTTCAAGAAGCTTTTGGTTAATTGTCTCCGATAAAGCTTCATAGTCCAGGATTATATGCTCTTTCTTCTCGCATTCTTCAGATAGTCTCACAACCTCTTTTTTTAGCTGTTCCTCTGTCCAGTTTGCCATATCCTCAAATTTCATATTTACCACCTCTGTCTTCGAAAATTGTTTCTTCCAAGCATAAATTTTTCGGATGAAAAATTATCCTCTACATCAATATGTGCTTCACGGTCTTGCATCTCATATCCGTTTGGAGTTAATTCAAGTTTTGCAGTATATTCAGCGCCGCAATTGGTGCATTGCCATGTCACATTTAAAAAGAGTCCTTTTTCTATAAAATGGTTTGTGAAATCGGCATTTTCACATTTCAATATTCCACCACAAACAGGGCAATTGCGTTTATCAAGTAAATTTAGCATTCAAATTCCCTCCTCTCCCTGTGCTTCATCTGACAGGCAATCATTTTAGCTATGTTTTCACGTTCCTGTTTTATTCCATGCCCTTGCCGGAATAACTCACATTCAAGAATATTTCCGCAGTGTGAGCATTCATCTTTTATTTCTTTACCACATACTTCAATCATTTTCATCACCACAGTAATTTAATAAATAATTTGCAATTTTTCTAAGATCATTTTTCCCATACAGACGAATTCCATCTTTCAATTCTCTGTCAATCAGCCAATCAGCTAACTTTATTGGTTGTGTAGGTGGTTCATCTTTGGATTTTTCTATCTTAAAATCATCGATTAAACCACCTCTATTTATAAGTTCAAAAAGTTCACTCATCGGTACTATGCCTCCTTGTTTTCTGTCTTCTTTTCCCTCACAAAACTCGCAACAGCACTCTGGTTCAGTAAAGTCTGCACAATATTCACTATCGCCATTGAAGCAAACTCATGTGAAGTCATCATGTCTTCTGCAATTCTTACAACTTTTTTCGTTCATAAATTACCTCGATTTAGAAAAATCCAGTGTGCCGACTTGAACGGCATAAATCTCCCAACGAGAAACACTGGAACTTTAGGGGGAAAGTGCAACTTCTGGCAAATTGCCATTGCCAGATAGAAACAACAGGAATCGAACCTGTGTCACATGATATTGAGTATCATTGCTCTACCACTGAGCTATGTTTCTTTTTTCATCATAAAACGCTAAACTAGATGATTTTTTTAGAATCCCCGACTATCACTCCTCACGGGCATTGGTCTTATCTCTCTAAAAAGTTTTTGCACAAGATCGCTAGTGAGTTGCGTCTATATGCCTGCACGAATGCACACAAACGCATCCGCATTTATGTGCAAGAACTAACAATAGCTATGCTAAAGTAAGATATCCTATCTACACCTGGTAGATGGAATTGCAGGAGACGGATTCGAACCGCCGTTCTCAAGGATATGAGCCTTGCGAGATTCCACTTCTCTATCCTGCCGGAACCCGGAAAAACCGGGTTAGCAATAGGTTTATCGTGTTATGCTTTCCACTATCTACAAGTTTTAGTGCTGTAGATTCACTGGATATTTTTATGCGTCTTTGGACGGTATCTCTTGAAAACTCCTTTTATTAACGTGCGCTGCGTTAATGTTTTTAACTCCGAGATATACCAGCCGGGAAATCAGATCCATTTAGGCTACGCCGTATCGCACCTATAAATTTACCTAATCCACACGCTCAACTGGAAGTTTTTTCCACCCATATTACGGATGAATGGCATTTAGAAGAAATGGAAGCTCTGGGATTCGGACCCAGGACTTACGGCTTATGAGGCCGTTGCTCTTACCGCTGAACTAAGCTTCCTAAGATACCGAATTATTTGACCGCCATGACAAACAATCCGGCACTGTTGCAGTTCTTGACCGCCAGCTGCAACAAAGGTTTTCTGAAACGCTTTTGGATTTCAGAAAGTCTTCCGGGACATTTGAAGCCCCTTTAATCAGCCCCGTTGGGCTAGAAGACCGAAGTAAAAAGTGTTTCAAAAAGAACACTTGCGGAATTAACAAAACCGCAAACTGGGCTAGCTGGATTCGAACCAGCGAATGCAGCAATCAAAGTGCTGTGCCTTACCGCTTGGCGATAGCCCATCAACCCCGGCGCACCATTAAGACCGGGGAAGTCGTGATATATAAGTTCATATAATCAATATAATAAGTAATTAACATTTACGCTACTCTGGGTGCCTCGACTTGTCACTTTCATAGGCTTTCCCGAGCCTACATGGATTAAGTCGAAGCTGCGCTTTTATGAATTTAACCCTCTCGATTAACTCGATCGGGATAATTCCAATTGGAATCGGTAAATACATTTGTCACCTCGTGCAAATTAAGAAAATATTCAGTGCGAAACATATTTCTAAACAAATGCAGAATAAAATCTGTATTACGTTTGTCTTTCCTTCTTCGTCCAGTATGGCTAAAGTTCCAGCAAGAACCAGAACAAAAAATGCAAGATTTACAGCTGTTCCGATTACATTAAGTGCATTCATTATCTTTTTTCCTCCCCAATTAAGAAATTCAAAATTTTTTCTGCAATCTCTTCCTCTGGCTCAAACGGCATTCCACAGTAATTGTAGGATTCTAAAGCAGATTTTAGGCTTGATTTGAAGCCATTGTAAATTTCTCCATGTTGTAACAGTTCATGTCTTAAAACACAAATTGCGTCAGTAATTGATTGAGAAGTGACACTAATTTGTGCCAAGCACTCCATTTCAATGTCTGGAATAGTCATCATTTCAAACTCAAATACTGGTATTTCATCTACAGCGGTATGGAAATTTATTGATCTTACTCTCGGAACTTCATTTCCATCAATAAAACATTTTATTCCAAGCCAGTCATAGGGGTTGGGGTTTGTGATTTTTACGACACTCATCCTTCTTCTACCTCCCCGAAATATTTCTTGTAAAGGTCAATGTCTTTCCTTCCCAATAATATTTTTATATTTTCTTTATCTTCAACTTGCAAAGAACCATAAACAATATGTTTCCACGTTGTTATTGTATTTTCTTCTTGGTTCTCTTCTCTAAAGCCATTGATAACTGTAAATGCTGAAAACCAATTTCCCTTTGCTGTTAAAAAATAAGTCTTTTCTGAATAACATGTATATCCGTAATGGTCGCAGTCAATATTATCGGAAAATATCTTTTCTGCATTTTCTGTGTTATAAAATTTCCCATCTGCACATATTCCACTCGAATGAACAACTATATTGTCTTTTCTTATGCGTTTTGTATCTGCATTCGGGAATTTCTTTTCGTATTCTTCTGGAACTGAAACGCCTTTTTTATTTTTTGAGAAAAATTTAAGCACGTCTTTTCCTCCCGAAATATTCATCAACTGCCTGTCTTACAATATCCGATACGCTCCTGTCTGTTCGGTTTTTCTCTTCCAGGAGCCTTTTTTTCTGTTTTTCGGAAAATCGGATGCGGATGGATTCGGATTGTGGGTTTGGTTTCATGACTTAATCACTCCTTGCCCTTGCAGTAAAAGTCTGAATGTCTCTTTCCCTTTTACAGTTATGTATGTCTGGACATTGGAATATCCAAATGGTGTTGAAAAATCTTTCATCTGGAAAAGTCCGGCTTTCCTATACGGTTCATAGGGCTTAATAATATTGTGCCTATCACGGTAAATATAACCGTTTTCCGTAAGCCACTTATTAAACGCTTTAGGTGGAATGTGAAATTCCTTTGCTGCATCTCGAAAAGTTGTAAGGAGCCTATTATCTATCAGACTGTCGAAATAATCAGCCTTTGGTTTCTGTTCCCTTACTTTGGCTTCAAGTTGTTGCTTTTCTTGCTGTTCCTCAATCCACCGTTTAGCACGTTCTATCGGGTCTTCAATTTGGTAGGAATCCTGTTTCTGCACCATCTCGTATTTTCCAGTTCTTCTGATAGAAGGAAGGACTTCCGCAGTAACCCAATGTTTAAACCTTTTCGCAGATTCAAGTTTGCTTGACAGAATAAGTGAGAATAAACCGCTCTCATTTATTACAATCGTTTCTTGCACTCCACTATTTGATGGGAGGCTACATTTTAGGGCGTCCTCCTTGTCTACGTGGCTTGCAATAGCATTTCTCTCTTTTACATATCCTAAAGCCTTGGCTACATCAATTCCAACGAACCAAGGATTTCCATCTATCGTTACTGTCCTTACATTTCCAAATTCCGGATTACTAAAAATCATCATTTCGTTCATTTTCATACCTGCCTTTCTTGGTATTGCCTTATTTTTAGTATGGCAGAGAAACAGTTAAGGCTTACTGCTTGTCGTGTTGCAATCACTATCCCTGCCATGTTAAGGAGAGCTTTTTTGTTTTTTCGGGCGGTTTTGGTGGTAACTACCGCTGACTGGGGTTTTATATATACCCCCCCCTCCCGGTCATCCAGTGCGGACGCTGGCAAGTCAGCCCACTGCCCCATGGGACCCGCTGTCCTTGCCTGGTCGCTGTTTATCGTAGGCCTTCGGCAGTGGTCAAGGGAATGTCAATGTCTTTAATATTTTATCTATACGACAAACACAGATTTGTCTTATAGATCTATTTATTTTTCTATACATTATGCACAATTATAATCGTTATTACTGTACATGTTGCACAACTTCATGTGCTTACTTCCTTTTGTCCGTCCATCATGTACATTTTTTACCACTTTGTGTACTCTCCTGGGCTTTATAGCTCCGGCTTTTCCATCTCCGGAAGTTGTAAAGCGGCTTTGTGTTTTTCTGCGATCTGCTGCGCGGTCTGCTGTGGTACTCCGTATTGCTGCGCGGCTTGTACTGGTGCAGTTTCTGCCATGCCATAGG